TGCCACAAAGACATAAGATAACATTTACGATACGTCATAAGCGTCATACGTGGCAGAAGGAATACATAGTTGACGAATCTAAGGGATTAATACTAATAAGGATCACAAAAGTGATAAATAAAGTAATGGACAATGTGAAAATTGTCGTAAAAGGTATAAAGAAAAAACTTGGAGAAATCGAAATTTCGCTATGGAAACGCTAGAACTAATATTGAATGAACAGAACACCTTATCTTTCGAGGTTGATATCACTGGTATCACCAACGAAAAGGTAGATGTAAACTTCGTTATAGAAAATGAAGGGATGGATATATCCTTAAGAGGGACATTGGTGGAGGGTGTTGTTGAAATACAAATACCAATCCTGTCTAATGTGCTCAAGGCGAAAACCTATGCTGCAAAAATGGCATTTGTAATCGAGAATACTAAGTACTTTGAACCTTTAAAAACTAATGTAGAATTTATACAACCAATATCAATAACAACTTCGGTGAAGTCTGCTGTTAAGACTGAGAAGGTTGTTAAGGAAGATGTTGTTGCTGGTATATCAATCAGTTCAGTTAAAGTAACCAAGACAAAACCAATTATGGAACGTCTTGATGACACCATCAAATCTTTGGCAGAAGCAAAAAATATAGGTTCATTAATTTCAATCTATAACAAAGACGTATTGCTAAACGAAAATGCAATCACTGATCCGAAAGATGCAATTGACTTTATAGATTCATTTTGCTCAGACAAATACAACAAGACATTTAAAGAATACATTGCGGATATCACGTAATGTCAATTACAGATACGTTCAAGGCTGATATTGAAACGTCATTAGGTGGAAACCTCATTGACGTTGAACTGACTCAGGCAGATTATGATTATTCATTTGATAAAGCAAAACGTATATTTCAACAACGTGGTAATAACAACTACGACAGAAAAATTACTTCACTGGCAGTATTAACAGATACGTTTGATTACATACTACCAGCTTCTGATAACATTGACACAATAGTAAAAATAATTAAACCACGTAGTTCATTCAGTCCTGCTAACCCACATCATGTTTCTTACTTCAATGAAATGATGAGTGGTATGTTTGGTGGTGGTGCAAGTATGGTAACTTATGAATTGGGTATGCAAAAACTTGATAACATAAACATATATCTGCTTAACGATACACAGTTCATATGGAAGAAGCGTACTAACACCCTGACACTTTTAGATAACCCACCAATAGACGAAACATGGATGTTAGAAGTTTATGCTGACCTTACTGATGAAGAATATGAAGATGTTATCTGGGTAAGAAATTTTACAATGGCAGAAGCTAAAATATTATTGGGTAATGCTTACCGTAAGTTCCAATCATTAACAAGTCCGTCTGGGGAAACTGGTCTGGCTGGTGATGCTATGATAGCTGAAGGTAAAGAAGAACAACTACTATTAATCGAAGCAATAGGCGATTATGTTGATGGTGATATTGCAGGAAGCGTATTTCTTATAGGTTAATATGGATATTCTATTATTAATAGCAGCATTACTGTCATCTAATGGTTATACATTAGCAGCAGACACTATTGATAAAAACAAGATTAACATTGTGACCGAACGCACCTTCGATGAAGACCAAGAATTTATAAGACCCAATCACGTAGTAATAACTTTTGTCAAAGAACATAAGTGCACTGCATCCATTGAACTCCCTGAAAATTATTCACAAGACGTTTTGTATAAAATTATGGGTATACAAAGACAACGGTGCATGAACAAATTTAAAGTTATACCAAAGAAACGTAAACCGAAGAACCCAAAAATACTTATCAATCTATAACAACCAAAATACAAGCATGTGCTTTTTCTCTTTCAAGAAATTAAAGGTGTATTGATTCGCCCTACTGTATTGGGTTTCACCCTTAATGTATGTTTCTTCGGAATATTTGTCACCACTGAACCCACGATATTCGTTATCAGTATCTACCAATTCAAAAACATATTCAACGACATATTGTACGAATGGTGTGCCGCCATTGTTAAACTCATTAGTGAAATTTTTAAATTGGTCAAACAGATAATCGAATTCAGGAAATTCTTTTTTGAATGCTCTTTCGAATTCAAGATTTTCCATTAGTCACTGCTGTACATCAGTATGATACATGCCATAAGATTGATTTCTTGATCGGCAACAAAGTTTGACTTATACAAATGATCTGCAATGGTAACAATTGCATCTTCATTAAGTTCTTTACTTACACCAGTGATACTTTCATACATCACCCTGTAATACTTATCGACACTGGACAAATCTAACTGGGGGATAAGATGCATAACATCATCTTTATCAGGAACATCTTTCCATAACTGTTCCCATTCATCAAACCCGTTACTACCAGCACTACGTTCAGTTAATGGTTGCAATGTACCTGACATAGAATGTTGTTGGATGCTTGTAATAATCTTACGTAAGTCGGGAGTGTACGCATCAATATGTGTATAAATGTCTTCTTCTTTGGTGAATTCAACAGACTCACTCACCATAATTTCAAGGACACGTTCCACGATAGACTCATAATCTAATTGGGTGATGTGTACATGTTGTAATCTGCTGTGAAGTGCAGGAATAATCTTATCAGGATAATTACTGGTGAAGATCCATTTAACTGTTTCTGGTGCATTATCTATGATCATACGTAATGCTTTTTGTGCCTGTAACGAAAGTTCTTCTGCTTCTTCAAACACAACAACTTTAAATTTACCAGTGCCTAATGTTTTTGCAAAACCTTCAACACTATTACGGATGTTATCAACACCTGTCTTAGATGAACCGTTGATAATCTTTGTGTCAAATTTGTTGATACCCAATTCATTGATAAGGATGGCAACCATTGATGACTTGCCAGTACCCTGTATCCCAGAGATCAGTAAGTTAGGAATATCCTTATTGTCAGCAAAAGAGTTAAACAACTTTTCATCAGACTCATTAGCAAAAATGAATTCCTCTAAATCTTTTGGTTGGTACTTCTCATACCATATGTTACTTTTTTTCATTTCTGTATTCCAATTCTGCTTTGAACACATCCACCATGTAATCAGGTAGATGTTTCTGGGTTTCGATTATAGCTTTTACGTGGTCAACATCCAAGTCTTTTAATAGATTGAAAACTAATGGTTGATCACCATTAACCCCCCTGCTACCCCATGTAAAATTAACACGAACCTTGTCATGTGGATCACCCTCAAATAAAGATAGTTCTTCATAGGGTGCTTCCCTAACAAGATTACGCCTCAGATAACTTCTGCCACCATCAACCATGTATTGAAATCCATTGGCATCAGTGTACGCTCTGTAATCATGCACACTACCACTGACAAGAATTCTGCCATCGGGAGTACGTATCATATTCTGAATTATTCTTGGGTCATTCATAACATCCACCATTCATACATGTGTTGATTTTCTTCAAGGTACTCATAGAAACTATCATATGTAGTTCTATTTTCGTAATCGAAATTTACATCGTAATTAGTAGCTTTTACCAATTTCATTGTGTTAATGTTGCCATCAGTAAGTAGGTGTTTATGTGTCATGATATCTGGGAATAAATTATAAACATTATACCTGAAGTCAGTAACGTTCACAATTGCCACCACTCATACATATGCTTATTGTCAATCATATAATTAGTCAATGGTTCTAATTTAATAATAGCACCAGAAGATCTGGGATCACCGTCAAAATTACATAAATTCATAAGATATTTAATATCACCAACTGTAACATGATCAATTATGAATATCTTATGTTGCAATTCAGGGAAATTACTTAATATAACTTCCCTGAAGTGATCATGACTTTTAAGTTTTACTGAACTCTTTCTTTGGGAGTGCGTCATTACCGTTCATTCCTGCTTTGACGAAAAGTTGAGCAAAGTACCGATTGGTTGCAGTCCATATCTTATTTCGTGGAGCATACCGTCTGTAATCAGCAAGACCTTTTTTAAGTGATGATTTTGCCTGTTTATCTTCAGGGAAGTTTTTACAATGCTTCTCAAGACGAGCAGTACGATTGGTATGAGATCTCATATCAGATGCATACAGATTGTAATTAAGTTTGCCTTGCTTACTTGAACCTTTACGTTTACCCATTTTGATTTTCCTTTTATGGTGCGGTTGGTGCTACATAACTACCAGTGTTCATATTATCAAATACGGTACGGTAATGCAACGTGTCAAATATATAAGTATTCAGTTGATCTTTAGTTGATGATCCTATGGGGGTAACATCAGCAAACAGCATAATGAAAATTTGACCTTTGATTGGTGCGGTATATCCAGTTATCAAAGAATCTGTATTAGGATCTTCTTGTGATGTGAATGCATTATCAATCAACCCTTTATCTGTGGACATAGCAGAATCACTCATACGTGCGCCTGTACCTGATACGATAACATTAGCACTATTTGATTCAGCAGACAAGGTTTCATCAACGGTTAATACTAATGCGGTTACACCACTTGTGCTTACGGTCAGTGTTGTATTATTACTGGTTGAACCTGTTACAGTAACACTCAGAGCATCAATGAAGCCATCATCAATCCAACTACCTGTACTACGAGTGATGGTGCTTCCAGCAAAAGTTAGTGTGGGGTAATCATCATACTGCGTTACATAGTTATCAGCAGCAGTAGCTTCAGTTTTATAATATGCTCTGGGTACATCACTTTTGACCATTTGACCCCCCCATAAAAATAAAGATTCTCCACCAGAAGGAGTCCAATATTCAGCACCAGCACTATCAACTACACAAAATCCAGCATAATTAAATCCAGTAGCAGGAACTGTCCCAGTAACAATAATACGATACCAACCATTACCAGCATCTTCATAAGAAAAACTGTCAAAGTTTGAAGTGTTAGTCCATGTTAACGTATCTAAATCAAAAGTGGCATGTGTCCCACTACCATAAATTCTTATACCAATATATTTATGTGTATCTTTTTTTACATACCCACTTACTGTATACTGATCATTTATGGTTACAGTTGCACCTTTGCGAATGTAACCATAACCAAGGCCAGCAGATAAGGAAAATTTATCGGCAGTAACATCACCAAAAGGTGATGTTGTATCATTTGGTGTTACTGTTATATTTCCACCCTTACCCCACGCAATATCATCGAATTCTTCACTACGATTGAATAAATTAACATCCTTCATATCGTCCCTGAAGCCATCCATACCCATCAACACATTAGCATCACTGGTTGCAATCAATGTATCATCAGTACCATAATTGTCAATGAAAGTTTTGTAACCATATAGACCCTGAATCAAGTCAGTAATCTTATCTGAACGGTCAATATTCATCCATGCAATAATGCTGTCACTTAGATCTTGGAATAGTGGCTGGTATTCAGTTAACTGACCATTAGTACCAGCAGTGTACTGATTGTTTTCCATGTCAGTAAGTGTGACATAAAGTTCAGAGTCGAACGTGTTGATTGTTGTTGATATAACAGATGATGCATGTACTGGCATTTATAACTCACTCATTAATAATATTTGTTGTATGTCTTCCGCATTTTCTATGAAGTTCAGAAAATCGTTTAGTTCTTTGTCTCTTACTGCTGGTATCCAATCTTTGCCACTAGTTTGTGCCATCAGGTTTTTCAAGTTTATAGGATAGAATACTTTCTTGGCAAACACCCGTAACGTTTTTAAATCAGTTCCTATATACAGTTCGTCATCAATATATTCTTGTCTGCACTTGTATGTGAAGTTAGGATAATGTTTTTCCAATAATCTGATTGTGGATTGTGTCGATTTATAACCTTCGTAAACCATACTAACCTCCTGCATTAACATTACCTGAACCTGTAGTGGTAACATACCCACCACAGTTTTCACCCAAATCTCCTATACGATGTACTCCTGATCCTTCAGCATTTACTGTGCCACTCACCGTCAACACAACCGTTGGATGACCACAACTTGCAATCCCAATTGTTGTGTAGTTACAGGTGGCAGCACCATTAGTGTTAACACTACCAGCACCTGAAACAAAAACTGTGGTGTATCCTACCGGACTTTTATGACATGGGCAAGTTCCAATTCCCATATCCCCAACTTTACTTACTGCACTCATATCATTATTTAGTAAGGGTGTATTCGCCAGAATCAGCATCAGTGTTAGTAACGATATCATCACTACCAAAGTCTAAATTTATCTGACCACTCGAAGGACATTCTGGTGCTTCTTCTTGTTTACAATCTTCAGCTTCATCGTCTTCATATGATTCAGTGATGGAATCAATACGTTCATTAATGATATCATCACCAAAGTACAAATCCTTCCCGTCAATAATTTGTTCAATCTCATTATCATTAAGAAAAGGTTTACCGTATTTTATCAGTGTGTTCTTATAGAATTCATTCATTGCTTTAGCATTAGATAATTGTTCATTACCTTTACCACCACCCCACGAACTGTAATGATGGAACATGATTAATGAATTCTCACTAATCTGTATGTCATCCCCTGCAAACAAAATTAGTGGGGCAAGACTCATTGCCTGTCCATCTAGTATGGTTACTATGTGTGCCATACTTTGCTTCATACAACTTATTAACTGTACTCCGGTGAACAGATTACCGCCGGGCGAATTGATATAAAACTTAACAATATCATATTCACCAACACTACGAAGCAAATGAAACAATGCCGAGTAATGTTCTGCTTCAATAATTTCTTCATTGAGATAAATGTTATATGTTTTTGAGTTAACATATTCAGTAATATGAAATGGTATAGCCTCTCCATTATTATCAATCTTGCGTCTATTTTTTGTTGACATACAATGAACCTTATTATTTTGGTAGTACTGCTGCAACATCGTCTTCACTTGTTACTGCAACCATCACACCATTCAATTCAAATGGTGGTGTGTGGTGTAGATGATCCAATAAAATGGTATCACCTGCGTCCATCAATGTTACCTTATCTGAAATCTGTAACACTTCAAAGTAATTCACAGCATCCTGATGTTGATCTTCTTTCGCTATATGAATAACTGACTCTGAGTATTCATTTATATCCATTGGTCGTATCAGAATGTCTTTCTTAAGTAATCGTATGTTCGTTGTCATTATGCCCCCTTAGCAAACTGGTTTAGGTATTCCATCTGGAAAATAAGATGGGTACGTTTTTATTGTTGGTCTTACGTCTTTAAACTCAAATAAATTTATACCTTCAACTTTCTTGTCGAACACCATATCAAGATGTTCCCGTATAACTTTCACTTGCTTTGGTGTCAGTGCATCAAAATCACTAAGATCAAAATGTCCATTCAACCAATAGCAAAATTGTTCTGGTGTCATATCACTCATTGTCTAAATCCTCTTTACTAAATTCCTTGAAATCCAAATCATACGAAATGGAATCCACATCATGCACACCCATCAAATAAAAGATGTAGGATGCACATGCACTACCTCGACCTACTCCCCAGACTACACCATCTTCTCTGAAACGTTGTATAAGGTGATGTAACTTAACAATAAGGTGTTGATGTTTGTTTCGTGTAAAATAGTCAATCTCAACAGCAAAGCGTTCATCATGTGATTCTTCAATGTATCCATCACGGCGAGTATTATGTAACTCCCAAATAATTGATTCATATTCGTCCTCATTATAAGTTATGTCTGGTTCTATCATCACATCTTCCAACTTATGTGTGATGTCTTTCCGGTATTTAGACCTGTACTTTTCAGCGTCATCTGATTCTAAAACCCTGATGTGATCTGGTAATTCACCTGTGTCTAACAGGTACTGTGCAGCCTTGCTATCATCGACAATACTGATACCATCATTAAGTAATATTCTGTTATCTAAATCTAACATTATAAGAACCAGAACTCATGTTTATGTTTGTTGTTGGTGACATATACGTAGAGTTTATAAAGATATTGGTCGTATGTGTGCCCACCACGTATATTCTCCATGAACGCAGAAGAAGTAATAATTACATTTATTATAAGCTGATTGTGGTGATTATCACCTATCTCCACAAATTCTTCTTGGTACGTTTTACTTTTGGCAAAACCATTAACACCATAATCATACCTCAGTTCCATAATATTAATCTTGACTTTATTGAGTGCTTGTTCTCTTGCTATGGCATACAGCGCAGGGAAAAAGTATTTGACTTTATCAAGAAATTGTTCTGATGTTATGCTATCAGGAAAATCTATTTTTTTCTTTTTCGTGAATGTACTCATAGTATTTCTGATATGGATAAGTTCTTAAATTTGTTGTATGAATCTTTGTTGATGATGAACATCGAACGCTTGTCTGAAATTGTAGTCGGGAATACACTCTTGACGAATGGTAAGACGAATACTGCATCTTCTACATAATCCGTTACATTGATAGGTTCTAACATATGTGAACCTTCGTTCAAATCATTAGAGAAAGTATAGGCATCAAACTCCCTACCCATAATTTCTTCTGGGGTTATACAATCGAATCCAGAATCATAATCACCAATTACAATGTAGTAATTATAGGGTATCATAACAGAACCGTTACCAACACTTAATACATAGGCATCAGATGTTATACTTTGCCATAACAAACATGACTTCAAAAAGAAGTCACAAGAGTCTATATCAAATGTCCAGAATAGTTTAGCTTTGTTATTGTCAAATGTTTCAATTCGTTCATAGTTCTCGTCAAGTAAATGCATTGCTTCTTCTTATTTTATTATGGTATTACTTACTTCCTTATATGGATAATGTAATTTCTTGTATTGTTTAATACGTTCTTTTACATGCTTCGTTCCTGAGTAGCTAAAATCTATCCACTTGTTTGATTGAATACTATACTTACACATTTTAGAGTAGATATCAATAACTTTAAGATGATTTGCCTTACCATCTTTGCGTAATCCACGTCCTATGCTTTGTACAATTCTTGTTTCGTTTTTACCTAAGTCGATGGTAACAAGTAACGTTATTTCATCAATACTTGTACCTGTTCCAACAGTGTCATATGTTGCTATAAGATGGTAATCTTTTTCAGTCTCAAGTTTGTGATAGTATATCTCACGCTCTGCTTCAGGTGTGTCACCTGTGATGACATCATACTCGGTTAACCCTTTCAACTTGTTTGCAAATTCTTTGAAGCAAAGGATCAGTGTTGTTTCGTTTGGCAGATTGTTAATCATGTCAGCAATTTCGTCTGCACGTTTGTTATTGGTCAACAGGTAGCTGTCTTCCTGAAACCATTCCCAATCAACAATATCTAAATCTTGAAACCTGTGTTCAACAGAATACATTTCAATGTCACATGTTGATATGTAACCTTCGTCTTGTAATTGCTTGGGTGCAATATGAATGATCACATCACCACCAATATGACACATAATCTTTTCACGTTTGTTTTTATCTTTGGGTACAGTACCTGTCATACCCAAACGAATAACAGCATCACGTAATTCATTTTCGAGTACGTTAAACATGACATCACCCATAACATGTGCTTCATCATAGATAAGTCCTCTGTAACGCTCAAGACGATGTTTGTTGTTCTTAAGTAACTGCCATGTACATACCATGTGTTTCTTAGACCATTCAACTTCTCGATTTTTCTTTGACATCTTCTTGATGATATGACCCATATCCAAACCTATCATGTCGCAGTCAGCATAAACCTGCTTAACTAATTTCTCAGTGGGTACGATGATGATGAAGTCCAATTGGTCTTCATAAACTTTAGTGGTGATGGCAGCAAGTAAACCTTTACCAGCACTAGTAGGCAATTCGAAAATACCACGTTCTGCATCAATGAGTTTGTTGATTGCTTCAACCTGATACCAATACAATTCATCAATATCAGTATCTGCATATGCAATGAAATCTTTATCAATATGTTTAGGTTTTGTTATAGAAGTTCTGTAATCTTCTATCTCTATTTCATACCCAAATGATTCAATCATCGGCAAAACTTTATCAAGCATATAGAAGTAAGTTCGACCTGAAGAAAAGAATTGTGATTCCATCCCATCGGTTAACTTCATCTTATACTCAGCAGTGTGGAATGCACCCTTAACCATTAACTTTGTTGCTTTTATAATCTTGTTAATGTGGTGTTTGTTTAATCCTTCAAATGCTATGTTTACTTCGTCAAATATATGTAGTGTTGTTTTCATTTTTATTTTTATTATAGTAATAGGTATTTAACGTACATTTCTCCTAATGTCGTTAATTGTAATTCATATGCTCGTCTGGTTGTCTTGCTCTGTGGTAAAGATTCTAAAATTTTGTATGTGAGATATCCATCAGCATTCGCCTGTTGTATAAATCTCGCATATGGCGAATTGTCATCACAATCAAGTTCACGTGTTGATTTTTCCCCAAACAAATGTTTCATGTATGTAGTTGATGTGGTTGGGTAATCCATTGGTGTCATAATAACATAAACTCTATGTAAGTTTTCCCTTCTTCTGTCAACATCAAATCATACAAAAATGTATTGTTATGATCTGTAAGTTGTACTTGTGCTATTGTAACATTGGTAATAGTAAGAAATCCACAGGCAACTGCGTTATCTATAGTCTCTTTCTTCGGTGAGATATCAACACACAGTTCACGTATCTGATAACCATTATGTTTTCTTAGCTGCCTTTTAAACTCGTCTTTAAGTTGGTAGGAAACAAACTCACCTTTACTAAAATCTTTCATAACCTATCAAATACTATTTTGTTTATCATCATATCGGATACAATCAAATCATATATGAAGGTATGTGAGTCACTGTTGACACTTGGATACAATGGGCGTTTATGTGTTATAATCACTTCACCACGTTTGATACTTTCATCAATAGCGTCTTTATACTTTGATTTATCAGTACATAAAATTCTAATTTGGGGTATCCCCAATATCACATATTCGTTCCATATCCTAGTATGAAAGGGGACATCTGTATGGACAGCATACCGGCGAAACATCGGATTTTCTATAAATGTAATCATAATAACATAAAGGTAATGTACGCTTCCCCATCTTCAGTTAACGAAAACTGATAATCTTCTTGATTGTTATGTGTGCAATCTAATTTTAAAAATCCATACGTTATCGCATTTGAGTACAGGAAAAAGTAAGAATCATCAATATGTAAAATTTCATGTGGGTCACTTTGGTGTTGGTATATGACCTTCCAACGTTCAATCACCCTGCCATCAATATGAGGGAACAGTTTCATATGTCTATGAGGAAACAGTTTCATAATGTTAAAAAAGCCACGTATGCTTTGCCACTGTCAGTCAACTCAAGATTAGCATGATGGTGGTAATCTGATGTGTGCTTATCATTTGTTACGTTGATTAATTCTGAACCAATCCCCCAAAGGATGTAATTATCAACATCAGAAGTATTGTCATATTCGACCACAGTATAGTGCAATAACGCCTTGAAGAAATCTTCACGGTTACGCATGTGTTTCAACGGCATCATATGTATAGTTTAGAATTATTCACTGAGTGGATTATGCTGTTAGTCAAGTCCTTCAAGATGTACTTACGACTTTCAATAACATCAGTGACATTATCCACTTCTTTTTTCAATCTATAAACCTTGTTCTTGATTCTGACTGCTTTGTTATACCTGTCATCCTTTTCTGCTATCCATTTAGCATCAGTTGAAGAACGTGTTTTGTAACTGTCATTCTGGGCATTGGTGTATGCTTGCCCAAATGCAGTGTCTGCATCATTCTTTGCTTCTTCATATAACCAAGATAATCCTGCTCCCAACTTACCCCAATTGTGTTGTAATGTTGGGTGTGGTGTCTGTGCCTGTTCCAATCTCTTACCCTGAAGTGCTAAGTCTGCTTCAGCAGTTTTCTCAAGTTCATCGAATCTTATTTGAAATTTATCTAGTTCTGCTTGTATGTCTGTCATTTTGGTTATCCTTCATAAATACATTGATAGTATGGAGTTTTATAAATGATAAGTAAAGATATATTTACCGCAGTAGATGAAGAAGATTTTGATTTCGTCAATGCAGATTTTGAAGCATTTGATGAAATGCGATTTAACCCTGTGGGAGTTAACATTTCAGATGACACTATGGTAGACGTTATCCAAAATGCACAAGTCATCAAAAGTGGCAGATGGGATTCTATCGTTGCATGGATCAATGACAACTACAGTAGTCTGACCGGAAAATTCGATATATCACATCGTGGTGCTGTACTCTATACCGTATCTTTATCTAGCTAAGTCCGATACATACTTCCAAACGTAACCTCCTGAACGCTGCACCCCTGCTTTCTTATTCAAAGCATTAGTGATTGCTGTCCTTGACAGATTAGACTCTCTGGCAGCTTCTGACACTGAGTCATACACCCCAAGATACCTTCCGGTAATACTCATTTTCACCACAGGTCTGCTATGTGGTTGAAAGTTTAAGGGTGTCATTTTATCTTCTATCATAAATAACTATTTATATAAATACTTTTACAAACAAAATTATTCAAACATAGGAGAAATAATAATGTCTACAACTATAAATGGCGAAACAGTTTACGCTACTAAAACTCGTGGTACGGTACAATCTTTCATTCGTGTTGCTGTCGTAAATACTGCTGATGTAGCAGGTATGGACACAGACGAAACTGCTGGTGGTTCTGCTGCTGGTGTTCAAACTGTAGACTTTGATGCGTCTGCTGTTGGTGGTAATGATGCTGGTTTAGTAACTGCTACTTATACTGCTTCAATTAATCTTGATGGCACTGCTTACCCTATCTCAGTTGACGTAACTACTGCTGATACTTTCACTACTGTTCTTGGTCTTATCAATGCTGATTTGCCCGGCACTGAACTTGCAATTGCAGGTGGTAACTTAGTAGTAACAAGTCCTACAACTGGTCTTGCTTCTTACGTTGTAATCACTGATGTTGATCTGTTCGTGGGTATGTCTGGTTATGCTGGTTTACTTTCACCTGTTGATGGTGGTCTTTTTGGACAACTTGCAGTACGTACTTTAGACAATGGCGCAAATGCTTTATCTGCATATGAACCTGCTGAAGAATCATATGATTCTGCTGCTCTTGCAAAAGTAGATTACACTACTGGTGATTTAGATCTTGAAGCTGAAATCATTGCAGCAGTTAATGACACTAATACTCGCTTAAACGCTAAGTAATCTTACTTAGTTTATGAAATGAAAAAAGGGATACTTCGGTATCCCTTTTTTATTATGATGCTCCATCCTTATCTTCGTAATCAGCACCTTCTTTGATTTCAGTAGCTTCATCGAAATCAAAAAGTTTCTTATAATGATCGCCAAAATCTTTCTTACGGAATTTTATGAGTTCACCCGTTTCAGGATCACCAAAGCTATACCAACCTTTAGTTGTGTTATCAACAAGATCAGCTTCAACTGCTAAATCCAATAGGCCATCAATAGGATCAAGCCCAGTTGAGTATGGGACTTCAAGTCTGATTCTGCCACCAAGTTGAGTAAAGCGTGTCTTACTTGCTTCAGCCGTTATCTTGACACCGACCACTTGTTTAGTTGTTGTGTCCTTTAATTTAAGTTTAGACACAAAAATACTCATTGACGGAGCATAAATCATTCCACCGCCACCACTCGGTAAGTGTGTACCTTTTCCGTTTAATACATCTTGGTTGGCATATGCGTGACTTACCATAAACAAGAAATTATCTCTGTCTCCAATTTTGGTAGTAAGATGACTTACAAGTTCTTTTACCTTCTTAGCAAATAAACCAAAATCATTTGACAGTTTACCCTTAGTAGCATTTTCATTCGCTGATTCTGTTTTCATATTTGTCAATGAATCAATTACAAAACATAATTTAACATCAGGATCATATCCATCAAACCATTCAAACATAGTTGCCATACATTCTTTTAATGTGTTAATTCGTATCACACTGAACGCACCTGTTGACATATCCATACCAATCTTACTCAAGTAACCAGTATCAATACCATTCTCAGTATCAATGTACACAACATGGTATCCATTTTTTTGTGCTTCTACTGCTGCCAAACATGCAAGAAATGTCTTACCAGTACCAGACTCCCCCCAAAACATAACAGAACGTTTATTGGGGTATGCTCTGTTGAAGTCTCCTGTTAACTTAAAATTTAACCCATAATTACCACTGGTCAACCATTTATCGGGGTCAGATATACCCAACGATATTTTGGCTTTCTTGAGGTTTTTCATAACCTTAGTTGTGTCTAAATTTGCACTCATTATTTTTTTCTCCTTCTTCTTATTTTCGTGGAGTATAAAACAAAAAAAAAGGTAACACAACAAGTATGTTACCTTCTGCCCAAATGGGCTAAATGTTGCGTGAACTAAAGGGTTCACGACTTGGGAGGAATACACTATAACACTAAGAATCCTAGTAAGTCAAATGCTGTTAACTCTTTTCTGTAAACTTTCTTGCTAAGATCTGCAAATAATTCTTTGTGTTCCATTATGTCACCCCAATAACAACTCAGATATAGACTGCCATCATTAACAATAAATATAGGCGATCCATTCTCACCATGTGTTGCAGCATAATAGAAGCTGTATTCATTAAGCAAACTTACCTCCATGTTATTACCCAGACGTACAATTTTTCCAGTTTTTGTACGAACCATATCAAACCCATCAATCCTATTGGCACTATTGTTTATAATGATCTTATACATCTTAGGGGGTTTACCCGCCCTCTTAGAGTATCCGTAATTAGTTACCTTCTCCATTATGCTGCTTTCTCAAAGTAGTTGTGAGGAAGACCGTAAAGAAAACCGAAGTAACCATCAGTCATAAAATCGTCTTCTTCTGCATCACGCAACCAGTTGATTGCATTGGCACGAGTACCTGCACCATTAGCAATGGTTTCAGTGATAACCTGTTCGAATGCTACAATCGCTGCTCGTTCACGTGCTTGTTCTGCTGCGACAACTTCATTCAAAGCAGGAATAAGACGTTCAATCTCGTCTTCAATATCATCAGTAGACATTGAGTCGAAATCGTATACACCACGTGGACGGAATCCATAAACATCTTTGTGTAAGTCAGACAGTGTATCCCAAGCTGTATCATGTGCTGTACGAGTTTTCATAATCTTTCCCTCAGTTGATGGAACTATTATAGATTGAAAACTTCCTGCTGTCAAATTTATATCTCCTTTTAAAACAACAACTTACAACTTTTCGTATTTTTCTTTTGCGATAATATAGCGTTTTACAAGGTCAGACCGGACGATATCATCAGTTGTGAACTTGATCATTGCGAATTCATCCAGAGTCCTGATGATGTTGAGGAAATCACCCATACCAGATTTGTCCCTGTTTGTCTTCATCAAATCTGATTGTGCTAAGTCACCACTGAAGATAATTTTAGATTGATAACCTATGCGGGTCATCACAGTATTGAGTTCATCTGCATTAAAGTTTTGTACTTCATCTACCAGTATAATTGAGTGGTCGAAGGTCAATCCACGTAGGAATGAACTGCTTACAAAATCAACATAATTTAACTTCTTCAGATTCTCATATGACTTCCCAAACTTGAATAACTCATTACAGATTGATGTATATGGTTGTTCAAAGATCGCCAGTTTTTCTTCCTCAGTGCCCGGCAAAAACCCAATGTCGCGGGTAGCAACAGCACTTCTGACAATGATAAGTTTGTGGTATTCAGTACGTTCATCAAGAACATCATTGAGTGCCATGTACATTCCCAAGAACGTCTTACCACACCCTGCTGACCCATACATAAACATGTTATCACCATCACGGTAGCAGTCCATAGCGGTCTTCTGTGTGTCTGTGATTGGGGTTATGAATTTGACATCCTTCTTATGAAATGATTTTTTGTGGTCAGCACCGTGTGAAGATGCTTGTTGGTCGTTCGATATTACAGTTAATTTGTTACGTTTGTTTTTCTTAGACATTGTGTTTCCTTCTGGTTATTCATATAATTATTTACACAACATCATCCAAAATTAAACGAAATCATCTGCATTTAAAAACGATAAATAACACTAAATAGAAGGAGAACCAAAATGATTAATCCAGAAAACCTTTCTGAGATAGTAAAACGAACTTTGTCCGTGATGGACGTAAATGAACCTGCAATGGTTAAGTTAATCAAGGCAACGTTTGCAGTCGAATCATACAACACCGATTTGTTTGATGGCAGTAAACATGGGTTTATGATGATGGACGAAGAACGCATCGACTACACTGCCAAAGAATACATCAGATTCAAATCCAATCTTAAAGAAGCTGTACATGCTGCATCAGGTATAGATGTTTCAATTGAAACATTCAATACAATCAAAGATGAACTTGATCATAATATCGCATTCATGGTTGCTATGTTGTATGCATATTACGATAGTCGTGGTGAAGATGTGATTGATGATGACTTAGTTGTACTCGCCAGATTTTACAAAAACCATTACAACGAAAATAATGACATAACAATTGACGATTTTGGTCAAACTTATGTAGATGTTTACGTAAATTGATAAATACTAAGATATTATTGGAGATTTATACAAATGAGCGCGATCAGAGAATATCTTAACACAGGCACTATCGTTATAAAGACACCACAAGATGTTTCATACATCATAAAATGTGGTGGCACAGCAACAGTTGACGTAAGGATAACACTAAAGGAACAAGTTATCGGAGCATATGTTGGTGATAATGTTTCGTTGGAATTCGTTGATGGTGCAGGTGGTGATGATTCACTTACTCGTAACCGAGGCAGTTGGATTGATGATGGTTTTGGTGTTGGTATGACACTGACTATTGCTAACACTGCAAGCAATGATGGTTCTGCATATGTCATAACTGGTGTTACCGCATTAGCATTAACATTTGCCACTGCTACTGTAACTGCTGAAGTTATCACAGATGATACTGTCACAATTGATGGTGCAATTGACGTAGGTAATTTCGTATCATATGAAGTTATTGGCGCAGGTCTATCTAAATTTACTTTCGTTGAAGGTTCTGGTACTGGTCTACAATTCGTTAAAACTGGCTCTGGTACTGTGGACATCTGGACACAAAGCTAATGTCTAAGTTAGAAGACACTTTCGGACTTCCAGCATCTGATGATCCTATGTTAAAAGAATTGGAAGAACGTTATAATTTTTCAGATAATCCCAATCTGAATGAAGTTGCACAACTTGCACTTAAAGCATACAAAGAACAGATGCTTGACATTGCCAACTTTGATGCAAAATACAGAGCACGTAATATTGAAGTTGCTCAAACATTCCTTGTTCTTGCAAAAGACGCTCTTGCCAAAGATGAAGATTTACGTCTTAAAGAAGAAAAACAAAACCAATCAAAAACCCCAGAAGATACTGGTAAGAAAACTGAAGACAAACCATTTGACCGTGATGAATTTTTAGTTGAATTAGTTAAGAAGAACAAATCATGAAAATAAACGATATATTTGAAACCGCAGCAACAGGTATGACCTCAGTTGCTTCCATTGGTAAAGTTGAATTTGCTGCTTGGCCTGACCGCGTAGAATTATACAAAAGAGATTCACTTGGTTGTGCCAAATGTGTTGCAAAAATTAAACGTAAGAATAGTGATGGGTGGCGTTTTGTCACAACATCTGATTGGAAAGGATTAGGCAATGAACATTTTGGTCATCTTGCTAACATCAAATCACCAGTAAGCGGAAAGAAAACGGTATCACAGAATATAAGTTCCCTGTTGAAGCAATGGGGTATAACAAATGATGGGATTGTTCCATTAAGAAATTAAAAAACTGAGCGAGAAGCAACGTTAAAAGGAGGAAAAACGAAACTTCTACAACTCAGTCTAGTAAGTATTTATGAAAATTAGGGTAAAACATGTCAACAGCAGAACTATTAAATTGGGCGTTAGGTCTATCAGGTATTATCCTGTCAGCATTCATAAGAATAATTCTTGGGAGAATTAAAGAAATGAGCGACAAGCACGAAAAACTAAAAGATAATCATTACGATTTGATATCGAACTTAAGTAACCGTTATGTAGGGAAGACAGATTTCCAATACATAATTGATAACCTTTTCACTAAGTTAGATCGTATTGATGAAAAGTTAGACAGAAAGTCAGACAAAAAACCATAATGCCTAGCTTCGGCAGCAAATCAAGATCCAGATTGGAAACTTGTCATCCAAGTTTACAACGTCTTATGGAAGAAGTTGTGAAGGGGTTTGATTGTTCTATTATAGAAGGACGCAGACCCAGATATATACAAGATGAATATTTTGAACGTAAGGTAACTACGGTTAAATGGCCTAACTCAAAGCATAACGCAATTCCCCCAGCACTTTCTACTGCGGTAGATATTGTTCCATATATACCCGAAATGGGTGGTCAAATCTGGCCTAATCCTGACACACAAACCTCAGAAGAATATCTTAGAACTATCGGTGCATTCTATATGTTTCTTGGGTATGTAAAACGTATTGCAGAAGAATTGGATATACCTATTCGTATGGGTGCAGATTGGGATTCTGATAAGAACTTACTTGACCAAAAGTTTCATGACCTCCCACATATTGAACTAAAATTATAAATACTACTATGGAAGATATTAACTACTTACAATACGGACTTTACTTTGGTGCAATGGCAATGGGCGTTATTGCTCATATGGTTAAAAAACTTGCTGAACTAAACAAGCAAGGCACACTAATTTCACCGAAAGATTACTTCATGAAATTCCCTTATCAAACGACATTATCTGTGTTGGGTGGTATTGCTGGATTCTTCTTGATGATATCAACTGGCGAAATCTCATATATTGCAGCACTGCTTGCTGGATATACTGCTGATTCTATTTTCACCAGACAAATTTAACTCCCTAAATACATATAGACTCATATAGGGGGATATATGTTATATGCAAAAATGATTGGTGGTGCTGCGGTACTACTGATAATCTACTTAGGTTACACATACGTAACCAATCTTCAACAAGATAATGCAACACTTACTGCTAATGTAGGCAAACTTCAGCTTGCTAACGATGTCCTTTCTGCTGAAAAATCACAATTTAAAGAAGACCTTGCCCGAACTCAAGTGCTCAATGGTGAGCTAAACGTCAAATTCTTTAAAGCAGTTGAATCAAAAAATGCAGTCATCAAATTATTCGCTGATCACAATTTCACCAAACTTTATAATGCTAAACCTGCATGGATCACAAAGAAGATGAATGCTGCCACAAAGAAGATTTTTAAAGAAATCGAGGAAGCAAGTCGCAATGAATAAACTAATAGTATTACTACTCATGGGACTGCTTATGAGCGCATGTAGCGGGGTAAAACCTAACGTGGTCAATGTGTCTACTGAACATGTGAACACGTGTCTGACACCACCTAAAGCTGGGCAGATTGTAATGCGTACTCCAACGTTCTATGTTGTCAAAGATGTGAATGGAGTGTTATGGGTATCGGTGACACCAACTGGTTATGAGAAGATGTCAATTAACACTGCTGAGATTTTGGAACACATCAAAAAGAAAAATGCAATTATTCGTTACTACAAAGATTGTGTGAACAAGAATGACAAAAATAGTAAGTAATGATGTAATCCACGACATCCACATCAGTGGAATAGATGTTGTCAATAATGAAATTTATCTGATAGGCGAAGAAACTTATGTTTCTGGTATTGGTGTCGAGGAAACTGGTGAACCCGGTGTCGAATTTCTTATGGCAAACAGATTCATCAAAAACCTGAACATCCTGTCTAATAATTCTGATGAACCCATTACTATTCATATGAAAACATGTGGTGGTGAATGGACTGAAGGTATGGCAATCTATGATGCAATCAAAGCATGTAACAACACCGTAACCATCATAAACTACACCCATGCGCGAAGTATGTCATCTTTGATATACCTTGCCGCAGACAAACGCATCATGATGCCTCACAGTACCTATATGATTCATGAAGGGAGTATTCATACAGGTGGAACAATCAAACAATTCAGAACTGAATATGAGCAAAACGAAAAAGCATCTGAGCAAATGATTGCTGTGTACGTCAGTCATCTACGTAAACAAAGTTTCTGGAAAGGTAAAACAATCAAACACATAACCAAATGGTTAGTGAAGAACATGAGTGAAAAAGAAGAATTCTATTTGACCGCAGAAGAAGCAGTCAAGTATGGATTCGCAGATGAAATTAGAGAAGGGTATGAGTAATGCCTAAACTTGGGGTCAAGTTATTAACAGATGATAATAACATAACCAAAAAACAAGCAATTGAAATGGCAAAATGTATTGGTGACATTGAATACTTCATCAGAAATTATGTGTACATACAGCATCCCACACGTGGTGCAGTTCTTTTCGATCTATATGATTACCAATTACAAGTTATTGAAGATTTACAAGAATACAATAAGACTATCTTATGTCAGGTAAGACAATCCGGTAAGACCACAACAATCGTTGCATACCTTTTACATCAGGCAATTTTCTTTCCTGATGTTATCATTGGGGTAACAGCCCACAAAGGTAGTGGTGCAAAAGAAATTATATCCAGATTCAGATATGCATATGAAAATTTACCTACATGGATCAAACCTGCCGTAACAAGTTATAACGTATTCGATATTGTATTCAGTAATAACTCTAAAATTATGTCACAGACAACCACAGAAAGTACATATCGTGGTATGTCATTATCAATACTCTATGTGGATGAAATGGCGTTCATCAAACCTAACATCATGGAAGAATGGTGGAAAGCAATTCTGCCATCATTGTCAGCACCCAACAGCAGAATGATTGCAACCAGCACACCTAATGGTTCAGAAGGAAAGTTTGCTGAGTTATGGTTCAGAGCATTACAAGGAACAAACGATTATAACCCGATTGAAGTAGTCAACAGTCAAGTACCTGATAGGGACGAAAATTTTAAAGAAATGATGCTGAAGGATATGTCAGCAACTGAGTATGCACAAGAGTATGAGAATGCATTCTTGTCATCATCAGGAACATTAATTTATTCGCCTATACTCGAAGCATTAGTACCTAAAGATGTCATGACTACGTTTGGTGATTTAAGATATTTCAAATCAGTATCCAAAAGAAACTTAGGCGTAAGTGTTGATGTTGGTACAGGTACAGGACAAGATTATACCACCGTACAAGTATTCGATTTAGAAACATTTGAACAACTTGCTGAGTTCAGAAACAACTTATTGAACATCACAGATTTCACCAAAGTCTTTCTGAAGATACTCAAAAATTTATATGATAAGGGTGCAGGTCAAATCTATTACACCGTGGAAGCAAACAGTATCGGTATGGGGGTAACACAATTACTTCGTAATACAACTGATAAGATTCTGGATAAGGCTGAAATGGTCAGCATAGGGAAGCATGATGGTATCCTTACAACCAACAAAACCAAGATGAAGGGATGTACTCGTATGAAGGACTTAATTGAATCTGATCGTATGAAAATTAACAGTAAGTTTCTGATAAGTGAATTGAAATTCTTTATTAAGAAAGGTGCATCGTTCGCTGCTGAAACTGGTAAGACAGATGACTTGGTAATGGGTGTTGTACTGTTTTGTAATATGATTGAGGAACTTGCTCAATGGGAAGCAGATGTTTACGACACATTGAACAGTGTTGAGTTAATAGGGGAACTTGATGACAGTGAGTTTGATCCCTTGCCAGTAATATTCTAAATATCTATACCAGCACGTTCTTCTGCAACTTCGGTTTCGTAAGCAGCAGCATCTTCATTAATGATTGATTTAACCACATCAAAGATTGATTCATTACCACTGAGGTTTATTACTATATAACCGGATTGATATGAATTAGTCCACCAAACGTTTGGTATATTTAACGCACCTTCCACCAACTTCATACCCATATCTTCCATCATCTTTGGTGTAACCGGAAGATTGTAGTTAGCCTGTAATACATCGAACAATTTATCATACATAATTAGTACCCCTGAGCAGATACTATATTATCAAATGAAAATTGTCAATAACAACTATTACCTTCATCTTCATTATGGAAGTATCCCAGAACACAATGCATAATTTCATGACCGATAACACACATACTGATACTGTCATACACATCTTTTAATGGGGGGACGTATATATAACACACACCGTCTTTCCACTCAGTCAATCCAACTATTAATTGGTTGTCATATTTGTTTCTGATATCAGTAAAATCTTCTGTGAATACAATAAAGATTTCAGGTGCTGTATCAAAATGAGTCATCTTAATCTTCGGATTAGAATCACACCCAACAAGACCAAACAAAAGTAACAGTACGAGTAATTTACTCGTGATACTTGCGTACATGTTTGCCTATTGGTATTTCACACTTGCATACACATACTTGTGGTTTACATTTTTCTTTGATGGTGATTGTCTGTGCAGGTTTAGACTCAGTAACTTTCTTGATGTTGTCAGTCCACGTTGCCTGTAATATATTACCTGTCAAACTTGCGAAAATTATCACTAACAGTTTCCAGTTGTCCTTACACACACCAGACATTATTTGTATCTTGTCGTAAATATCCTTTGCCATTATGGGAATCTCCAATGAATACCAACACTTACCATCGGATCTTTATCACCTTCTTGGTGGGCAATAGATAGACCGGCAGTCAAATCATCATACCGTTGACATAAACCAAATGCTGCGGCATTAGTACCTTTATAATTACTGAGTCCAACAGAACCCTGTAGTGAAAATGTAGTTGAATCACATTTTGCTGCATGTGCAACTGCACCTGCAATAGCAACACTTGTGGTATTGTATATGTTTGTGATTTGTGTTGTGTTGGTTGTAGTACCACCACCGTCATGATCATGATCGTGATGTGGATCACTTGCCATAACACTAAATGGGATTACCAGTAAAACTAAATATTTGAACATCCTAAAACTCCTATATGTATATAAGAGTATTTATGATTTAGATGCCACCGCAGTGCTTTGGATCACTCCAACTCAGAACTTTACATGTTCCGATTGCGAAATAGTAACGCCATTTTTCCAGTAAGGTCAGATTATCTTTGCCTTTGTATGCTGTGATGTACCTGTCCATTCTCCATGAGAACGTTTCGTCATATGATGCTGGTTTATCCCAGAAAGTTAAGGTTGAGTACCAGTTATATATGATATCAACGACAAAGAATACGACTGCTACTGCTTTCCAAGGCCATTCGACTATCAACCATATGTCACCTTCTTTATCTACCTGATTGTAAAACTTCATCATCAAGGTGAAAATTAATACCATTCTTACAAAGAATGATATGTTAAAGTATAAAAAGTATTCTAGTGTTAGTTCCATAATGTTTTATCTTGTTCCTTAAAAGTGTTTTCTTTGTTTCTTTTAACTTTGAATGCCAAAGATATTAGTATTCTTGGTTCATCACCTGATGTCATTTCAGTACCATGTATAAACTGATCTCCCCAGTTCGTCCACATGTCACCTACATCAACAGAGTACTTAACGTTTTCAAAGGTGGGTTCACCACCTTCCATAGACTTATTTATCATCACATTACATCTGTACACGGTATCTCCATATTTAGTGCCATTGTCATAATGGTTTAATATGGTGACACCATATTCATGGTACATTATGGAATGTCCTACAGATGTTGATTCTTCAGGTTCATCACCAATGATATCTCGCACTTCGTTTGCAACGGTATTGAATAATCTTAGATAAGCTGAATGAGGTTCTACCCCCAAATCCTTAATTTTTGTTCCGTATCTCATACCAGCAAACTGTCCTTCGTGTTCTACTTGGTTATGATCTTTTTTACTTCTTAGTTTAAGGATATTTTTAGAACGTAACTCTTTCGCCCACAGGCAAATTTCGTTACATGTATCGCGGTCAATAAGATTTTTATAGAATATTTGTTTTTGGTGCATAGTAATCTATTAGTAAATGAACCCTGCCAGTTGTTCCCTTATTTACCACAGAATGATATCGTTGATTGTTAATCTCGCATAACTTTCCAACAGGCATTATGATGCGTTCATCATTAATAACAAAGTGAACATCATCATTCGTCAAGATAGGTAAATGTATTCTGTGTATCTGTGTTAAAAGTGAACCATTATCAGTATGTCTGGAAATTGTAGCATCAGGATTTAGATTATTGAACATTACTCTGGTTGGATACCCCTCACCATAAATTTCGGATATAATATCTATTACTGGTTCAACTAAATATCCAAACTTATCCCAGTTAGCAGTTTTCGTGGCAGACTCAAATACACCTAAGTCGGTAGGCCATTTAAGTCTGATTATTTCAGTCTCTCTATGAGTTCGGTATCTATCAGAAACCTCAGTATCTTCTAACCATTCATCAGACAGTGATGAAATAGTTTCAATTAATGATGTGACATCAACTTCACCTAAAAATTTATAGTTACTGTCAAAATCCATTAGTCTTTAATCATTTCATAATGTGAAGTGTTACCATCAAAATCATCAACAACTTCACCTTTATCATTACGTAAGGCAAATATACAATAGGCAATTGTGTCATCTTCAAGAGGGATTAATTCATGATGGTGTTCTGCTTTTACACTGAAGAAGCAAGGTGCATTGTAAATAACAGGCTTACATCCTTCTACTTTTACTCGTAATGACCCTTTGGCAAGCAGTGATAAATGATCGTGATGGTGTTTATGTCCATCATGCTTATCATTAATCGTAGGATAGTATTGTACTCTGACCCAGACATTACCAACAACACCGATATCTTCCGTTTTAAATTTGGGAGTATCAACCACACCTTCTTCTTTTCTGTAACCTTCAGCTATACCAAACTCAGCAATTTTAGTTAATACTTCAAATTCAACATTATCTTTGACTGCTTTAATGATTGGTAACACGTTTTCAAAAGTGTTAGATAATATGAAATCAGCTAACCATAATTTTTGATTAGTGTTCATTACAATACGCTTAACTCAGCAATAACCTTTGTGACTATGATTTTTGCTTCTGTTATAGTTTCGGTGTTAGTAAGTTTGGCTTTGACATTAATCCGTAAAATTTCAATCTCTTGTTCCTTGCTTAACCATTCTACTGATTTTTTGTTAGTCAAAGATATAGCTGAATCTAAATCAATACCATTAGCCAAAGCATAAGCATTGGTCAAAGGAAAATCAGTTTCCTTAATTTTTTTACTTTTTTTGCCTGACGCAGTTATATACTTGTCAACTTCTTGTAATTTTAACTTATAGATATTTTCCTGACCGACAATATCTGTTGTATATCTGATACGTGCGTCACTTACTGCTTTGTTAATGTCGATATAAGCTGCTACCAAATATTGTTCTATTGATCTGATATCTTTCCATTTGTTATTACTAAAATCCCATAACTGGAATTCGTTTTCAGGTGTGGAATCTACTGCTGTAACCCCAGTTGTATCAATGGGTATATTACCTAAGAATCTACCACCACTATCAACTGCTAACACCCAAGTCCATACACCATCTACCAGATAATAATTACCACCTGAAGGTGGAGCACTATCTATCTTCGTAAAATCTTCATTTATACCAAACCCCGCATACACACCTTCAGGTGTGACAAGATGGGTTTCTTTTGGTAGTTCATAATTTTTTATAAATTTGGCAATTTTGGCACATTCCTTTTCTGTTAAAGGTGTAGTTACGTTACCAATTACTTTAACCTTGTTATTCGTTTCTGGTTCATAGTATAAAGAATCATAAACTATGTCCAAATTAAGTGGTTTTCGTGTCAAAAGAACTATTCTGCCATTTTTGTGAATAATTCCTGTGTTGTTGTTATAAGTTATCATCTGGTTCTCCTGCTCCCAATGCTGCTCTTACCGTACCATCTTGTATGATTTGTTCAGAATGGGTATGTATCCATTCCAACAACACATGTCCTACGGGTGTAGGGAATGCTTTTACCCCTCCATCGACAGTACACACATGGTATATGCTACTGTGTGTTTCATAAGATACAGATTCAATATCTGGCGTTAATGGTAAATCTGGAAAAATTTCTAAAAAATCTGGTACAGTCCAAACCATTTCCAAATGGTACGTGTTTCCAATATCCACTGTGTAATCAATACAAGCAACTTGTAATACGCCATCCATCTTAGATATATTAATTATCATTATTAAGCTCCTACATACATTATAAAATATATTGCTTTAAATTCTGGTTGAGTAAAAGTAGAACTGACACTCCCAGTGTGGGTGTGAGCGTTTTTAACCGTTTTATGCCATAAATCATTGTTGATACCATATATATCCCCACCCGTTTCATCTGCACCCTCATGTTGATGTGCCCCTTGACTGTCAGTACTATAAGTTACTGTTAAAGAATCAGTACCAGATGATCCTGCATTAGCTAAACTAGATAAATAAAGCATCTTGTCTCTCATATCAGGTGTGCCATTTGTGCCATCACACATTGCCCATCCTGTTGGAGCAGTACCAGAGTCATACATTATTATAGAATTAGGAACTACACCAGCAATAGTTGTTGAGTCCCATCCACATAATTTATACTTTGCTAAGTCTCTGGTATAAATATAACTTAGTGTATGGCTGTGTGAACCTGCATACTGTGCTAAGGGAGCACTAACATTAGCTTCATAACAATAATTCTCGGTATCTGGTACTGTTATTATTAGTGGCCCGGCATGATGTCCATGAGAACCATTAGACGATGTGACAACTGTATCAGCAGTCGCTGAAGTTTCCACCACACCACCAGTACCACCAGAAGCAGTATTCACTCTTACAAGTCTTTCTGGTGCTGTTATCTGTGATAATCCCCATGATCCATCTAATGTAGCTTCAGATAATAATATAGCACCTATTGGTAAATGAGCAGTAACAGCATCATTTTGTATTAATTTATAATTTTGATATTGGGGGGTAAGTGTGACAGTTTTTGAATGAGTGTGTTCGTGTCCACCACAACTAAGAAACTCCGTCCCACGTTTTGTTGGATAACATGAACCTGCATTAATTCCAAATGCCCATGCTCGTCCTTCTTCTGGATTAGTAGCACCATGACTACCAATATTAGTAGTAGTACCGGACAAAGCTACTGTGTCACTTCCACCTACTACCGGCCAAAGATAAGTTGTTCCTGATCCCATAATAAATCTTGTACCAGTTGCAGAACTGATGTCTGTCCAACCTGTAGGTGTTGTGCCGCCAGTGAATAACACTATAGCACCAGCAGGTATATCAGGACTACCAAATACTTGTTCCCATGTACCTGATACATTTGCCCAAATTTTTCTGACACTTTTCCATGAACCAGAAACATTAACATATATTTTTTTAGCTTCTTTCCATATGGCAGAAACCTTCAAATAAGTTTTAATTGCCATTAGACAGTGTACTCAAACCATACATCAAGGTCTGTGCCGCCTGTGGGTGCTGCGGTAGATACAGTTTTATGTCCACCATCCCATCTATCTGCATTTAAGTTAGTTACGACTTGTGTACTGTCTACAGTGAATGGTGATGTTGATCCTGATGTACCACCATTGAATGCTGGTCTTGCTGTGTGTGTATGTATCGCAGATATAGTATCAGCAGCATCACTTCGTGCATATGATGCTCCTTGAATGTCATCAAGTAAATCTGCATTTAAGTTAGTTACGACTTGTGTACTGTCTACAGTGAACGGTGATGATGCTCCTGATGTACCACCATTGAAAAGTGGTATTGCATTAAAAGTAAGTACACCACTTATAGTATCTGCTAAATTACTTCGAATAAAATCACCTTGATCTAAACCATCAAGTAAATCTGCATTTAAGTTAGTTACGACTTGTGTACTGTCTACAGTGAATGGTGATGTTGATCCTGATGTACCCCCATCAAACGCAGGACGGATAGCATAAGTTACTGCACCAGATATAGATGCGTTAGTGTACACAATATCATTACTGAATGTTACATTGGTATCAGTAATTGCCACCTGTACTGTTGTTGCTGTATCAGTAACCCCCCGCGTAGTTCTCAAAAAGAAAGGAGAACGTCTGTCAGTAGTTCCTGTGATACTGCTTCCGTCTGTGACTACTTCCCATAAAGGAATGTTAGCCGCACTAAAACTTGATGTGTTATGTGATATTGTATTCGTAGAAGAATCTATCTCAACATAACTTGTTACTGATGCACCCAAAGAACGAGTCCCCGCAGAAATATCATATGGGACATTTTGGTTATTATACACACCACCATCATAATTAAATGTTAATCCGGTACTGTTGACATCATCATATTCAAACCAACCACTTGGTGTGTTTTTTATATAATCAATCAACGTATCAATGTTTGTTTCCAAATCATCATGAGGTTCATTAGCAACAGTAGGTTCAACTATGTCTCCTGATATGATAGGTGTTATTGCGGTTTTTATTAGTAATGCCATTTGCTTATTCCTGTTAAATTTCGATTAACCAATCTAACAACAGTAATGTAGATGTTTTGATATTGACCTCACCAAACACTTCAATATCAAACTTATCAAAATCTACTTCTACTATTTCTTTGGTTAAATTATTGTATTCCTGATTAAAGGTTTTACTGTGTTCTTCTAATATGGTAATAGTGCCATCATCATTTTCTTCACCACCATACTTTTTAAAAAGCCCATTACGACTTTGTTCAAAAACTTCTATTACTGTATTAAGTTCTTTTAACGCCTTAACTAATTTTATACTGATATTGATACTTATATCTTTGTCAGACAAATCTTTTAATGCGCCCACACTTTTCAAAATAGTATCTATCGTTACTTTAATCATCCTATGTCCCCTTTTAATTTATTTATCAATCAAATTTTATCGTCCAGTTAACCAATATATCAACTAATTTGGATATTGATTTTTGGGGGAATCGTTTATAGGCAAACACATTAGTATTACCAGTATGTAATGCAGCACTTGTGATTATTTTAGTTATATCAAGTGGGTAATAAGTCATTACGTCTACACCCGATATAGTTGAACTGAATGTAACTGATGTAGAATTAGAATACCCAACAGTGAATGGGTCGGGATCAGTATATATAATAGACATTGTACTTGCGTTATATGTGTCTGATGGTGGTATTGGATTATCTAAGGAAGGTGCGCCAGAAACTGATACACCAGAACTACCAGTTTCAACTACAATTGTGTCACCACTAATTAAGGTGAGTGTGGTTGCAGTAACAGAATCAATAGTATACGTTGTATTATTACTGGTTGAACTTGTTATGGTTATTACCATTTCATCTATGAAACCATCAGTCACCCAACTACCAGTGGTACGAACTATTGTATCTGGATTTGAATCAACAAAATTAAGATTTGGTGTTCCGGTCATTGATACTGGATCACCCACATCACTCCCCACTTTCAATACCTCAATAACCCCATTGTTGTTAGTGGTTGATATTGCACTTATAATTGCTGATTTTGAATCAAGTACAATGATATTTTTGTCTTCATATGAATCAATAACATTACCTGTCGATTTTTCAATTATTTTTAGTTCGAACTCACCATGTATATTGGTTGGAATATTATCTATAAATTTATTAATCATGGTTGTATTTATCAATACAAATTAACGGTGGTGTCGATTGTTCCGGTGGAAGATGCTGTGTCAATTTTAACAAATAACGAGAAGTACCCTGTTATCACATGAGTTTGAGCAGTGACATTAGTGACTCCAATGGCAATTACTGCCCATACAGGAGAACCGTTTATCACAGTGTCGTGTGAGTCTCTTGTTGCATAAATTGTGATAGATGCATCAGCAGGTACTGTAACCACAATATCAGAGTTCTTGCGTAACAATATTCTTTTTTGATTTCCAACTGTACCAATGGCGTAATTAGTCGCAATATTTTGATCAGGTGCGTCTTCTTTCACCCCATAATAATCTATTTGGGAAGTACCATATTGGAAATTACCCATTGTCTCACCCATAATGTATCGATCTATATTGTATGCACCATACATTGATGTACCATCATATGTAGCCCCATTGTTAATAGTTGATAAAGTTTGACCTTCATCTATTATAGACACACCACTTACTGTCAATTCTGTCACTAATGGAGTTTCATAGTACAAAGTCAATTGGGTAGCAGTAACCAATCTTATCTTGAATCTGTTATTGTTGTTAGTTGATCCGGTGACATTAATGTAAGATTCAATTAAGAATCCATCAGCAACAAAATCACCGACATCACGAGTTATTGTATATGGGTCAGCATTGTTAAAAGATATATTTGGTGTACCACTTATACTTGCACCACCTGTATCACTATGAACAAAAAACACAAAGGTATCAGATAACTGGAATGGAGTTGAAATTTCAAGTATTGCCACATTAGCAGGACGAATAACATCCAAGAAGTAATTACGAATATAAGTAAGAATCTCGAATTCTTCTGTGGTGTCGTAAGTATATGTGTTTCCATTTTCTGTATAAGGTTGTGTAAACAAATCAAAATCTTCAGACGTAACAATAATTTTGATGTAGGGTACTTTGATGAAATTAACATCGGCTGTTGCCTGATATGGTTCACCATATATTTGTCTCTTTGGATAAACGTTTCCTGATACATCAACCAAGTCAATATAGATTTTATCATTTCGATAAAATTCATCATCACCATTGATTGTATCGTATAACCCCAAGTCGAAAGTTGCCCCACTTTCATTTGTGATAGTGTATATGTCAGTTGGGTTTGTGTACCAATCAGGATTAACAATCCAGTATTCTTTAATTAAAACTTGCCAACCAATCAATTTGAACACACGTTCTACTGACTTGGTAGTACCTTTAGATCTGTAAAGGGTTACAACATCACGTAAGTAATTACGTTTGCGTTCATCAGACATATTACGTGGATAAACTATGTCAAATTGTTGTGCCAGATTATCAAGTTGTGATTCTTTTACTTTTTCAAAATCATTATACGTCTGAAAATCATCAATAGAGTCTTTGAAGTTATCAAGTAACTCACCGACAGCATCCATAAATTCATCAAGACTTAATTTACCTTGTTGTGATTGTGGGAGATACTTCTTAAGATCATCCTTCAGTGCCATTAACTTATAATCTCAATGGTAGATAATAATTCAGTTACTGTTGTATAACTTGTCTTTGGTAATGAGTAAGTAAACGCTTGTTTCTCGTTGGCGTTAAAATTCTGGTCAACGTTTTGCATATATCTTATGTAATAATCTTTGTCTGGTAAGATAGGTATGTCTATGACTCCTGATGCATAATCAACTGTGCCACCATATATAACACCAGAACCATTATCAGTTGCAATTATAGTTCCATCACTTTCGATAATTTCAATACTGGTTGGGTAGAACAACTGATCGTTTTCTGAATTATCAAGTACTGGTAGTGGTAATTGAATTGGAATGTTAATCAACGCATTGGCAACGGTTGTTGTTCCTGTGTTGGTGACGAAGAAGCTATCATCAAAATAGAATGCTTGCTTCTCATGACTCATTATGTAATCCATTGAATTACCAATCAGGAATAAATGTGATTGCCCAACATATACTGTTCCTGCTGTATTATCATTTTGAACAGGATGTACTCTGACTGAAGTACATGTGTCTGGAACAATGAATGAAGTCTCAAAAGAATCTAAAGTGGCAGTTAATGTTTTTGTGTTGGTTGCAGGGTCAACAATCCATGCACTGTTAGTCACATCATACACACCAAATGCTGCTGTGCTTAATGTACCTTGCTGTGCTCTCCATTTAAACGTATAGGTTTCACCTGAGTGAACGTTCGCCACAGTCTGTGAAACAGTCTCAGCAGAAGCTGAACCGGCAAACGTAACAGTATCTACCGTTGCATAACCATCACTATCATTAAGAGAATTACTTGTGATGGTTGTACCAGTTTTAACCCATGCACTGTTATCCAATTCTTCATTGAATATCAATCTATTTTCTATAGCATTCTCAGCATAAGCAAGTGTAATTGGTTTTGTTGTTGTTCTTATGTACTTACCAACTGTTGCTTTGTTTTCTGCTTGTGTTCCAAACATATCAACAGATCCAGTTAGTGTCACATCTACTGCACCACCTAATGTGGTTGAGTATGCAGGATAAAGACCAAGTTCAATGGTGTCATTTGTTGAGTTGTTCTGTAATGACAGACTTATTCTCCAATAGTCTTCAAAACTTTCAGTGACGATAGTAGGGGTAGCACCAGAAATTACCGATGTTGCTCCTGTCTGAGTATTAACAGAAACAAAACTACTGACAGGTGTTCCACCACTGTGTGCAAAGTATATTGCAGGGAATCTACTGGTGTCTGCATCTTTCTTAGCATATACTGAAACTGATTTGATATCACTGTCTTGTGCCATCGAAGCAGTTTGTTTTATGAAAGATGCTACCCCAGCATCAGTATCATTTAAAGTTGTTGCTGCGGTAAGACCATTAGGTGCTTCCACAGCATCATCAGTAACAGTGATTGTTCCGGTTGTTACCCATGCAGCATTTGTTAAATCTTCACTATAGATTAATAAGTTTTCGGTAGTTGACGTGTTACGCGACAAAGTAATAACATTAGATGCAACTGAAGAATCAACGTTCAAATCTAATGAAAGGAGTTGATGCATCTTCCCAACAACTTCAGTTACTGTATCACCACCTTGTGCAGTATAAGAATAAGGAATGTCATTTATAAGTATTGTGTACACATCAGTATCAACACCATATGTAAAGGTAACATCAATATCATTAACTGATTCCCATGCCACAGAAAAAGCATAAAGTGCTTTGATATCTATGTTGATATAATCTGCTATTAGTTTGTTTACACCACTCTTGACAATGGTAAAATCATGGAAATGATCAATCAGTTCAGAATGATTAACATCCTTATCTAATGATTGATCACAAAAAGCAAAATAGTTAATTAGCTCATTGGATATAACATCATAAATTTCAGCGTTTGATGCAGATAATGTTAAGTCACGTTTAACTTTAAATTTGATTTGTAATGGTATTACGGTTGCGGCTTCATATATAGTCTGTGCCGTTATGATTTTATAATTATCCATATAACTATCTAATAACGCCAAGTCAGTAGAATTCATTGGAAGTCCATTAGTAGTCAGATAAACTATGTATACGTTGTTGGCATTAATTACTGATATACCAATTTCTTCTTCGCCATAGGCATTAGCACCAACAATACTTCCTATGTTTGATTGGTTAACCCAAAAAACATAATCATCTTTCGATGCTGCTCTGTTGGCAGTTCTAACGTAGGCAGGTGCATTCAGTTTAACACTTTCGATTGTTTCTTCGTTTGAGCCACCATCTATATTAGTGGTATTTGACAATGTGTATTTGTATGTTGCTGCTGAGTCATCTACTAACTCAGTTGGGAAATCATCAAACAAAAAATCATTACCTGTGGTAACAACCGCAACCGCATCACCAGTAGATTCTATGTATTTCACATTTAGAGTTCCTGTTGGTTTTTCTCCTGAAGAACCATCACCAAACAATAATCTTAATCCACTGTTGGTGTTATTAACATCATATACTTTGTCTGTTGCATTTGCGAAACTCAAAGAATCAATGGGTGCATCTGTACCCACCCGTTCAATCACATCAATGAATGTTTGTGTTGCTGTGAAAATATAAAAACTGGTATTTTCAATACTAAGATAATCATCAATCTCAACATAATTACTTAGGTATAACGTACCAGTAATATCTGATGGATCAAATGTTGTTGCTATGGCAGTACCTTCTTTAATAGAGAAAGTGTACGGGTATGTTTGTGTTGGGAGTAATGTGATATCTTCAACATTAACAAAAACATCATCATCAAATGTCAGTTTAGAATACTTCGGAATAACAATTGTGTCGGTGTTCTGAACAGGGACTCCATTACCATCAACCAACGTCAATGTTAATGTTCCAGATGAAGATATCTTACGTTGGGGTCTGTAGCCCATCATGTTAACAATGGCATTAACAGAGGTTTGTAATCTGGCAGTCGGTAAGAAATTCTCTTGTGACCTACGTTCTAACATATAATGTAGTTGATCTGTTATTGCCGCAACAACCTGAATCAATACTTGACCAGTAGATGATTGGTAAGCATCCTTCCATTCATCTTTATCCGACACAAGACGTGTTACTTCTTGTACTAATTCATCATATGAATAATCTGTATAATCAAAAGGCATTACTTTTTTCCATTATGTTTTTATTTTCCCGATGAAGTTATCCACTTCACCTGTGGCGTTTATAGAATATTCAACGGTAAGTATAATAGTATTACCATCTGGATCTTCTTCCACTGCCACATCTATAACCGCAATTCTGTCTTCCCAACGTTCTAGTGCTGTTTCTACTTCGGATATAATTAATTCTGTTGTGCCACTGTCCAACTGTTCAAACACATACTCTTTAAGATTGCTGCCAAATTCAGGGAGCATTAAGCGTTCGCCCGGCGTGGTTGATAAAATTGTTTTAATAGATTGAGAAATACAATCAATATTTTTTACAATAACAACATTACCTGCTGTGTTTCTTGACAAACTAAAATCAAGATCACTGTATAATTCACTGATTTCATTTTTATAAAGATTTAGTTTACTGTTAGGATCAATCGCCATAAACAGTATTTATCTATTTTAATTTAGATTGATTGTGGTAGCAGTAACATTACAAACACCACTGACAACGATATCATAATTCCCACCAACAGTAATTTTGCCGTTAGTACCAATCTTGACACCATGACTCCCACCTGTAGTGGTATTCTGGTTTCCCTTTACTTCAATGTTGTTGTCGTTGATTACGACAGTGGTTTTGATAGCGGAAACATGTTCTGTCACATTCCCGTCATCATCTGTTTCTATGCGTGTTCCGCTTGGATGATACACATGAAATCTGACATTATCAGTGGTGTCATCAATCTCAATCACAATACCTTTTTCAGATCTGAATACTTTATTTTGTGGATATACCGCAGCATATGCGCTTGCTGGTTCATCCCATGTTCCACCAAATGCAGTTGAAACTCCCTGAGAACGTGTTGTGTTGATTGCCGCAACAGTACCATCGTCTTCACGTGATAATGTAGGAACATCTGGGACATCGTTTTGTATGGCGGGAGCAGACGCAAAATAGACAGGGAAACGGAAATCACCATTCTCAAAGAAGCAGAATACATGACTCCCAACAATAGGGACATTAATGCTGCCTACATTTGCCGATCCACCAAATGTTGAATCAGCAGGGATAGCCCAAGGGAGAACATCATCAGTAACACCAGCAAACATAGGAAAAACCTGAATGCGAATCCGACCACTTTCTTTAGGATCACTGACATCTTTTACAATTCCCCTGTAAAAACCATCAAACTTATCAGATGTTAATTCTCTGTCAACTAATTGGTTGTACATTATAAATCTTTAAATAAGGTTGCAACTGCTATCTTCTTAACTTCGCCACCTTCGTGGTATTCAATGTATCGCGGGAATCCCTTCATACTTTTTTCAAATTTACGTTGTGCTTTTTTGCTTGCATTCTTTATTTGTTTAAGTGTGTCTTTTTTGATTTCATCTTTAGATTTGAATGTAAGTTTATCAACCAACCGTTTCAAGAAAGACCGCTTTCGTGCTTTGGGGTTCAAGTCTTCATACGCATCCAGAGCATCTATAAGACGTGACGTTGCTTTTAAGCTACCAAGAATGCCGAACTGGTGTTTTGCTAATGCTGCTGCGCCTACTGCTGCTGTACCGCTTAATATTGATACAATGGGTACACCCACAGACGTAACGGTTAGTGCTCCTAATGCTCCGGTCAATGCTGCTGTTGCCGTAAGTTCTAATCCATGACCAACCCCACGACCAATCAATCTTAATTTTTCATATCCATCACGACCACGTTTAACATCTGACCCATCAATGATTGGATTGCTACGTATTATACCTGCAAGTTTTCGTTTGATTTCACGGACATCATTCATATCAAGGTTGTCACCCTGTTTGTTTATCAAAATGCCCAAATCATTTTTTTTGAACGCAAGATTAAGCAATGCCAATTCATCATAGGCATCATCCATTTCATCAATATCATCATTTGCTCCACTGAGGCTGATACGTTCCATTAATACATCTAGTTTCATATCCTTATTTACCTAACTGTTTTCCTTTAGTAGTCTTAACTAATCCTTTTAGTTCTGTTCCGTTTATCCCAGCACGAATAAGAGTAATATTAGATTGAAATGTTTTGTTAACAAAATCAACATCTTGTAATATCTCACCAATCAACCAGTACCCAGAATACTTTTCATTCAATAATGTTGTTGAAAATTCAGATGACGGAATTAAAATATTGATGACATCCCCTATATGCAGGTCAAAATCACCTACCATATTGATAGATACCTTCTGTATAGAGTTAGCAACAGATGTTATCTTTGATTCTGCTACTGTCGGGGTATCAATATCACGCCCCCCATCATGTATTTTTGTTGCAGTATTGTGACTTTCTGCTATGAATGCCCAATCGGATAATTGTCTTGTGCCAGAATCTTCAACGGTTTTTGTGTCAGTGATATATGTTTTAGTATCATAATCAAAATACGTATAGGTCAATCCACCTGCACCCTGAATTATCATAGGAGCATAATTTTGTTTGATTGAAAAATTATGAAATGAAAATTCAAATTCATTGTTAGGAGCAGCAAGTATCACTGATCTTTTCGGTTTACTTTTGTATAGAGTATCCAGTGATTTAAAAATCATTCTGTTGTCCAATGTAACTCCGAAATCATATCCGGTGTTACCCTCAGTGTTAACCGCTTGCTGTGATAACCATTTTACAAATTTCATGTTACTCCAATTAGGCTGAATTACATCATACCTACCTTGGGTAGTTTCCACGTCCACATCACTAAATTCATTTTCAGTAATTATGTCTTTTACAACATCACTATATGATGTGTCTTTCCATGAGCGCGAATGTGCTTCTCTTATAAATTTATTCCACTTGTCACTCATGAATGTTAAATCTAATGCAATCGTTTCAGTCTTACCAACATGGACATTCTCCATATTATTAACTGACATAGAAAATGAACTTTTTGTATTATCATCTTTGTCTTTCCCTATGTATAAATCATAAACCGCATCAGGAGAAATATAAGTATGGTTAATCAAATCACCAAATGCGTCTTGTATATACATAACCAAGAAGGGTGATCCTGATGACAGGGTTTCGGTGACTCCAATACTGCTTATCTGTAATCCAGACGCGGCAGTATCATGGGTTGATTCTAACTTTATGTAAAAATTATCTACCCAATTTTCTTCAAATAAAACTATATTTTTAGTTTCAGCCATTAAGTTATGATTCTTTTGTCGAACACTTCTTCTATTTCATCTAACGAAGAATTAGCATTATAAAATGTGTAGTACTCTGACAAATCTGGTATAAGTAACACTCTCCCCATATATAATTCTGTTAATGGGTCTATGATTTCATTTGCTTGAGCTATCATCCACCACAGATTAACATTATCGTATTTTATAAAAGATATTATGTCGATTCTTCCTTCGGCAAATTGTGGCACAGTAAATGTTGTGTAACTGTTAAATTCAAAATTAGGTATCTTTGAATCAAGTAAATCCAATTCTTTGTTGTCATCAACCATAACTTTACTATACAAATCTTTTCTTTCAGTAAGCATTATTTTTTGGCCTTTTTCTTCTGAATACGATTGGCGAACATCGTGATAACTTCATTTTTAGTAAATGGATCTTGTGGTGTTATTGTCACTGACACAGTTGCTTCCATAGGAAGAAAGTCACTGTCAAGTACATTACTGAACGAAACAGATACACTTGACAAGAACGCATTACGTACTGTAAAAATATCACCAAATTTTACTTTGATTACTGCTGGTGTTTTCAGGTAGTTAATCAGTTTATCAGTATCAACTCTTTTTGCCCTTACTATCCTTGCTGATACATCAGCAAAAGCTGTTTCACCTGCTTCCATTAGTTTTGCGAAATCTTTTACCGCACCTTCAAGACTTTTTTCTTCGGCTGTACCGATCATCATAAGTTTTATCGCAGGTATTACTACTTCATCAAGTGCAGAATAATATGCCTCAAATTTTATATCTACACTTATATCAGGTTGATCTACCCCCATGAATAGTTTTTTGGTTACGATACCAATTTTACTTGATGCGCCCGTTGTTAACGCTAACACTTTGGCAGCAGTACCTTCACTGGCATATCCAGCAAAAGGTGAACCGATATCACTTGCAACACCCACAGTCATTGTTTCAGGCATATTTGCCCGAACAGTCAGACCATGAATATTATCTATGAAATGAATAAGTTGTCTGGGGTCGTTTTCGTTTATATGTAAATGTTTTGCCATCTTATCCTCTGAATGATGCTGCTACTGTATCTAAATCTCTTACTGCCGGTAATGTTTTCATTACCTGTTGTGTATTATTTACCACATTGTTTGTAACGGCAGCAGCTTGTTGCTTCATGAACATTGCAGCTTCTGACATTTTCTTTTCTATTTTTTGAGTTACAATTTGTGTTTTGTCGATTATGCTTTCACCTTGTTGTGTAACAGGTACAATTTGATAATCACCTTTTTTGATTTGGTCAAAAAAGGCAAGTACTTCAGCAGACCCTTTTTCGAGTTCACCTGACTTAACACGTGCTGCAACATTTTGCATACCACTAACTTGGTTTTCTGATGGTGCATTAGATTTATTAACTGCTAATGCTTGGGTTGCTGCACCACCCGTAATACTTGATATCAGACCACCAATCACAGGTAAGTTTTCAAGACCTGCTATAATTTTAGTCATCAACCCACCAATCATACTGACGATACTTGTGCCGAAAGTACTATCAATCCAGTTGAGTAATGGGTTAATTAAGTATGTTCCAATCAGACCACCACCAGCTAATGCAAGTCCCAACATTCCAAACATTTTTGTTCCAACAACTGCAAACATTTTTGCCCCAAAAACTTTTAGTCCGGTCATCAAACCAAGTCCAATCATCATCACTATTCTTTTACCAAATTTAGCAAAACCTTTTGCACCACCTAATAGCTTACCAAATATACCACCACCACCTTTGCCTTTCTTAGCTTCATCAGCAGCATCTTCATTGACCTTAAGAATACCCCATACGCCTTGAGACATACGTTTCATTGTTTCAATTAAGATTTCAGTCTTGTCACGTTTAGCAAATCGTCCTTTGGCATCACGTTTTCTTGGTAACTGTTTGTTAAGATTTTTGAAACCCTTATCAAACTTCTTACCAATACCACTGAACATTTTACCAAATTTGGAAGACTTCAATCCCTTACTGAACATACCACCCATATCTTTTAGTGCAGATTTACCAAGAGTTATTGCTTTCTCTTTAACTTGATCTTTTTTTCTTCCAATAATTCCCGTTATGGCATCAAACGCTTTCCCAAAAATACCTCTACGGTCTTCTGCTGCCTCACCTTTAATAGCACTTATGATATCTTCATTTGCATGAACGATTCTGTCAGTATCAGTTTTAGCTTTTTTACCAAAAAAGAACCCACCAAGTTTCTTTAATAGAAATCCTATACCACTGAACTTAGTGAATGTTTTTAACAACAATCCCATTGTTGATAGTATTGGGTGACGCGCAAACCGTTTACTCCATATCTGTATGCCGATAACAAAATCAGTTAACCATGAATCCCCCACACGTGTGAGGATATCACCCAAAATTTCAAACTTAGTCTTAACTTCTTTATGACGTTTCTTTTCAATAGTTTCATTTTCAATACTGAGTCTGTCATCATTATCAATAATAGAATTAAAATATGCTGGATTATGATCTTTGTTGAATACGTCTATTGGTTTACCATTTGATAATATTTCAGTATTTTCTTCAATGTTTTTAAGGAAGGTAGATGATACACCCCCACCCCCATCGTTCTGAAGGAATGAACTTAAATCTTTATTTTGTTCAGGGGCAAGAACGCGCTCACCACCATCAAGGTTATACGTACCTTCACTTGGTATAGAAGTCATGCCATCATGTGCCTGACCTTTAATATCACTGCCAAACATACCAGTGATTTTACCACCTATATCAGATACTTTATCTATGCCAGCAGTTTCTTTTGCTATTGCGCCAAATGCGCCAGTAAGGAAACTTAATCCGGTGTCTTCAACGTCCTTAGCTGAAGCCTCTGACATAAGAGCAATATTGCTTGTCATGTTCTTCAGTGATGAATTAATCTTCTTGAACACACCAACAGATGCGTCTTGTGATTCTTTTATGTCACCAAATACATTAGTAAATTCTTCTTGGAATTCTTCATCCTTACGATTCTTTTTACGAAGCATACGTAAAGACAGATCGGTATCACGAACTAATTTTTCAAACTTTTTATCGGCGTTTTTGGAAGCAGTGCCACCAATGATTTCTTTTGAGGTCTTGATTAGCCTTTCAAGGTTACGTATGTATTTGTCGCTACCTTTGTTAAGTATCGCACTCTTACGTATATCAAATCTTATCTTCTCAATTTCACCAACAAAGTCCTTAAGATGTTGCTTATTTATATCTTCATCAATAGGCATTTACTTAGACCTTAGTTGTAATTTTCTTTGCAATGTGTGCATATGCCTGACGCATATTGGGTAGATTTTTGGCTAAAACTTTAGCTGATGTGATATCAAATACATAGAAGCTACCTTTACCAGAATTAATTGATTTGACAAACCAGATTTCGAAGTTGAGTTTATCAGCTAATGAGTATCCTACAACAAATGATGCTTCACGATCTTTGCCTATCAATTTGAGTACTGCGTTTTTGATTCCACCACCAAGATATTTGGTTGGGTATGTAATGTCTCGCCCCAATAAGAACTTCCATGCAGAATTAATCTTATTACGATTCATTCTGGTTTCTTTGTATTCAACAACACTGGCATTAATCAAATCTGCAAGTAACCCACGTGAGGTTATATTTTGTTCAAGTAGTGTTTCGATTTCTTCATAAGATTTGCATTCGAACTGCTTGATAGCACCACGTGATGCTTTACCAAATTCTTTCTCAAGTTTTTTGAATTCCACACGTTTTTTCGCGTCATCCAATTCGTCTTCCAAATCATCAACGTCAAGTTCTAATTCATCAAGGTCGTACAGATCTTCTGGGTCGATTGTACTAATCATATCCACAAGTTCATCTACTGCTTTGGTTATAGTTGAATGTTTTTTAAACTTGGTAGTACGCTTGCCAAATTTGTCTACGATAATGTATTCACCGTCAAATGGAAGATACCAAATTTCATAGAATAAGTGACTGTCTTCAAGGTTGTACCCCACAATAAAGAGTGGTTGTAACTTGTCAATCGTACTCGTAAGATGTTTCCTGAAATCAAAAATGTTTCTTTTTAAACGACCACCAGCTAAACGTGATTTGTCCTTGTAGACGTATCCTTTAAAAATATCTTGTGCTTCAGTTAAAATACTGTTATTTGTCAGTAAGTTGTATGCTTCTTCTACTACTGCTTGGTGATCAAACATATGCTATCCTTAATTTGTAATTTATATATGGTATTTATACAATTACGAATTACGAATAGCATCGTTCTCACGTTTTATTTTTTCATTCAACCACTTAAGGTAATATCTTACCTCTGTGACTGTCATCAAGTCTACATCAAGTGGACTTATGCTTAGACCGCTTGTTAGTTCGAAGCATTTTCGCAAAATCGTTTCGTAAGGTTGGCATAAAGAATTCGAGAGAAAAGGGTATAGTGTGAGTCGTGACCTCACCGCACGATGTACAGGTATGTTCAACTTTATCATCAATACCATATTTGAAATACTCTTGGAATCCCCTGATCATCCCCATGTCATGTCCGTTGATGTTATCTTCGATCCATTTCAACTTTTGGGGGAGCATCATTACTTTGCCTATGTCAATACTCATGGCGAATAAGACGGATTCCACTGAATCTTTTTTATTCTTTTTAGTAAAATTTTCTGCAATTTCTTCATCTTTAACAGTGAGCAGTCTTAGGTTCACTGCCGAACCATTACTTAATGTATATTCAAATGGATTTTCATATTCGTCAGATAATTCTGTAATATCAGTTTTGGTAACATCAACTGTAATATGATCTACATTCGTACAGTAATCACATGTTACATCGAAATCTTTGGTGGTTGTATAGTTGTTTGCCCATACCCACAACATAAGGTAATCACGATCATAGATCGTAAGTTGGTCAAACACTTCATCGTCTTTTAATAATGATTTCAGTACTTTGTTAATTATAGATTGAAAATTTACTGAAGTGGCAGCAGATAAGATTTTTTCATCACGTACAAGGATGTCCCTGTATTCAACTTCTTCTGGATAATCAAGCATACCTTTAGATGGAAGATCCACAGAGTAATACTTCACACTCAGATCTTCTTTTGGTTTTGATGCTTTCTTTTTTGGTTTTTCTTTTTTGGTAACTTCGTCTTGGTTTTCTTCTTCAAACATTTGATTCCCCTTTATTCTTATTTATGTTGTTATTTAGAAGGGTAAATTTAGTTCCCCTGTTCCAAGTGCAATGTTCCCTGCATCCAATATAGTACCCAAATCTAAAAGTGTGTTCTCTTTGGTTGTGACGGTTTTGAGTCCTGCAACACTAAATGTCTCATGTTTTACTGAATCACCTGTTAGGTTTATAGCATATTTTACAATATCATTAGATTCATAATCATTACTTAGATCAGCAATACCACTTACGAAATACCCAGCATAAGTATGTACAACAATGTCTTGCTTGTTGGAACTCAGACGATAGAATTTAACATTCTGTTTGTATATGACAGGCGCGTTATATGTACCATCAGTATTCCCCATTAAGTTTTGCCATGCTTCAAAGTACTGTAATGTTTTGCCATCTTCATGTTCGTGTATTTCAAAACTGATATTACCGATATCATTCTGTTTGGCATAATACCAAAAGGAGTTTCCTTTTATGGCCTTGTCAGTTTCAATATTGCTGAATGGTATTGTTATGTTTGTTACACGTGTACTCAAATCTTGATTAATATTAGAGGTAGTAGCAAATAATATCTCGGCATCACGAACACCATCACCATATACCGCACCTGAGTTTTGTAACCCAACAGTAAGATCGGGTAATAGCACTCGCCACAAGTAACTACGCATTGGTGATTCAGATTGTTTTTGTGTTATGACATCTGCTATATTATATGTCATACATCTATTTCCTTTAATTCGTATTGGAACGTTGCAGTCACTTCAACCGCATCAGAATTCTCATAAGATAATGGTGTTTCTGCTATGTCTATAATGAATGCCCCAGACAACGTTGTTATGGATGTGTTTGATAAATCGGTACTGTCTGTTAAATTTAACCTTATGGTTCTTCTATATCCACTCTCAGACAACATATGACCTGTTTTATTTTCATGAACTTCTGTGAACCAATTATCAAGATAGTTCAATATGGTTGTACGTTCATCATCCCAGAATGTAATGGTGATTGTTTTTGGTGATGATTCCTTCCCTGCGTAAAAAACTTTCTCACCCATGTAACTCATTAAAATAGGATCAATTGAAGATTGTGGTATAGAAACTGATTTGGCAAATGTTTGTATGTCAGTTTGATTACCCACTATAGAAATATCCCACAGATAACTTTTCTGTGGATTTTTTGGTAAGAAGTCACTGACTGCACCAGACAATGCGCTTCCAACTGCATCCCTCAGTCCACGTAACTTGTGTGCTTTTTCTCTGATATTTTGTATGTCGAAACCCATAACTATATTTATCCATAAAAAAAGGGGAACATTGCTGTTCCCCAAATATATCCTACATTGTAAGGATGTTGTTACTCGATTATTTTAGCATCAAATGATAATGTGATACTGTGTTCAACTGGTTCTGAACTATCATAACTTAAAGCAATTTCAGCCATATCGGTTGGAAATACTTTTGTTAACTTGATAGTACTTGTAATATTTTCATCAGCAGAATCCATCAACCGGATTACCAAATCAGCAGAGTATATATCACGTCCAGCACTTGCACCATTTTCTTGATTAAGAACTAGGTTAAACCAATCATCAAAAAACTTATGAATGGTCTGTGCTTCATCATCCCAGAAAGAGATAGTCACAGTATGACCAGATGCATCACGACCAGCGTGGTGAGTCTTTAACCCTTTGTAGTTGATTATGATTTGCTCTACCGCAATTTGAGGTATAGAAATAGTCTTTGCAAAGAAAGACATATTTTGAACACCACCCGTAGATAAACCCTGTACATCAACTTCCCACAAATATGATTTTTGTGGAGTATTGATTGCGCGGATATCTTGTATATTTGCCATTTTATATTTCTCCTAATCTTATGACGTTGTAAAACTTGCGCCAGTTGCAGTAATAACAGCATTCATCTGAATGAATTCCGCTACTCGTGTTGGCTTAACATACAAATCAACAATCAATTTATTTTGGTCAATGACTATTGCAGTGTTATTGGTTTCATCCACAACTGCCAAGTAATCATAAACACCACGTCTTACTTTGATGTCTTCCATATAAGAATTGATGATAGAAGCAATATTGTCTCTGGTGAACGTATCGTTAAATTCGAACACAAATGGACGTAATGCTTTTTCAAGTGCTTTTTCAATTGTTATCATAAGCATACGAACGTTTACACGATCTAATGCAGATGCAGCAGTCTGAAGTGTCTTCTGACCATATACTTGAATACCTTCTCCGGTGAAATTCTGGATTGGGTTAATTTTGGCAGTGTATAAAGTGTCTCTGTCACCTTCTGACCATACTGTTTGAACCCCCAGTACATTCATCACGCCACGTCTTACACCTGCTGGTGCATACCATACTTCGCTTACGTTTGCAGTATTAGCGTATACACCTGCGACATAACCTGAAGGTGGAACATATAAATATTTGTCATTGTATTGGTCATAAATGTAAACCCAACCTGCATAGATTGCAGCGTATGAAGTGTTCGCATTTAAAGTAGTACCAGTATAAGTAACCATTTCAGCAACGGTATCGTCAGCTTCAAGAAAATCAAGAATTGCAAAACAATCTTTACGTGCTTCTGCTATTGCAATCATTTTTGCATGGACAGCAATTGTTGCCCAACCACCATTAATTAACAGACTTACTTCAACGTCTTCTTTGACTGCGAAGCGATCCCACTCAGCATTGATATCTGTATCATCTGGTGCAAGAGTATCATCAGCACCAGCAGTAAATGCTTGTGCGGTTACTGTAGCAACATCGGCAACAGTGTATGGGTTAGCAGCATTATCAACAACAGAAACATATATTGAGTTTTTGTCAATTACGTCTTCGATGAAGATACTTTGTCCGAAACCATTTTTTGCTAATGGATTACGAGTCACTTCAAAAGTTTCAACTATAACTGCGTCTAATAAAATAGTCAGAGTAAAAATGTCGTTGACAGAAGCAGAAGTTGTAACAGTTAAACTGTTACCCCAAAGTCCTTCGTTCTTCGCGTTTACTGTGAATGCAAGTGTTGGTGTACCATCAGTGTCTAATACTGGTGAGGTAGCAACTATCGCATCATTGATTGCACGTGCAACTAATAAACGATTGCCTTTCTCTAAGAATGCTAAAGCAGCATACATTGATGGATTGTCTGGAACTGGATCACCATAAGTGTCCAAAAATTCTTTGTTACTTGTTACAAGGTTAAGTTCGCCCGTATTACCTTTGTCAGACGAAATCACTATACCACCAATGCTATTTGCTACTGCTGGTACTATAAAACTCTGATCAACTTCACGTGGGTAAACCCCTGCCGATATAGGGTATGTCATTATTAATATCTCCTAAATAATATTATTCTCTTATAATCTTATTTAGGAAATTTCCTAAAATATTATGCTACTTTGCTTTTTTGATGCTTTTTGGTTTGGTTTCAGTGGTTTTCTTAACCGCAGTCTTAGTTTTAATGACCTTAGTTGGGGTTAAATCTTCTACCAGAACACTCTTTGGTAGTTTGATTACTTTCAAATCATTAGTAACCGATTGACCCCTGCGTAAAAATTGTGCAACTCCTTCGAATTCAACACATACCATTGCATTTGTGATATTTGTATATTTTTTCATAATTATTTCCTGTTTATGTATACTTATTTATCTCAGTGTGCTAAGATGATCTCTACATAGGTCACAAGGGGTAAAAATGACAGATAAGAAAACAAGAAGAACAAAAAAAACGAAAGAAGAAGGATATTTGAGCAACAAGGAAATGTTTGCAGAACTGATATACTGCCAGAAAAAAAATAGAGTATCAGACAAACTGGGACGAATGTTCATGATACTTGCCACACGATACGCATCCAAACCTAATTTCTCTGGGTATAGTTACAAGAGTGAAATGATCAACAGTGGCATCGTTGCCTGTGTTGGCGCATTACATAAATTCGATTCTGCCAAAAGTGAGAATCCATTTGCTTACTATACCTCAGTCATTCACAATTCATTCATCCAAATCTTGAACAAAGAAAAACGTCAACAAGAAATACGTGACAGATTATTGATTGATAATTTGTACAATCCATCGTACACTTTCACAGACAAACACAGCAATAATGATGATTTAGATTGAAACATGTGATATAGTAACAAGTTAAATTTAAGAGGAATGACATATGAAGATGATCCTATCAACTGATTGGCATCATGGTAATGCTGGTGATTCAGTTATACACAACCAAGACTTAGTGGATTTCACTGATTGGATGTGTAATTACGCTGAAGAAAATGAAATATCGACATTCGTTCATCTGGGTGATTTCTTTCACAACAGGGCGAAACTCGATCTTAATACCATCGAATATGCAAATGAAACTGTTTCAAGGATTACCAACACCTTCGAATCAACTTATATGTTGAAGGGTAATCATGATATCTATTTCAGAGACAATCGTGATGTCTGCTCCACACATATGTTCAAACCATATGTCACAGAAGTTGTTGATTATTATAAAATTATTGGTGATGTGATGCTGGTGTCATGGTTATGCACCCCAGAAGAATACGATGACATTATCAAAATATCCAAAGAAAAGAAAGTTAAGTACATGATGGGTCATTTTGAATTCTCTAATTTTCAATTGAATGATCATTACATTATGGAAAGTGGTCAGTCTCACAGGGAACTCAAACATTTAGATGTTGTTTTTTCTGGTCACTATCATGGAAGACAATTCACTGATAATGTTGTGTACATTGGTAATCCACTGCCGTTCGACTTCAATGATGATAACGACCCCAACAAAGGGTTCTGTGTATTTGATACAGACACTGGTAAGTATGAATTCGTCAATTATGAAAAGGTTCATGTGCTGACATTAACCCCAGCAGAAATACTTGAAACAGATTGGTCACAATTCGACTTGAATGATGTCACTGTCAGAGTCGTAGTGGAAGATGACGTATCACGTGAAACTTTGGATACGATATCTGCTATACTGGAAGACAACGATTTCAGAACCAACAAATTGGTTTACAAACCAAAAACTGACAATAAGGTAATTGCTGAAGTCACAGACATCAATCATCTTATGTCTATTGATGAAGCAGTGGTCACTCATATTAAGGGAATGACCGACAATGAATCTATTAACAAAGATCTATTAGAAGAACTTTATCAGGAGATACTATAATGAAATTTATAACATTGATATACAGATTAATCGTGGCAACTGTGGTTTCTATCATATTTGGTGTAGTTGAAATGGTATGTGCTATCCCTTGTTCCTTGAAAGATTATATTGTTGACCATGTGATTCCAGCATACAAAGATATATGGAGAGATTTCACCAATGATTGAGTTCAAAAAAATAACCATTCAAAATTTTCTGTCGTTCGGTCATAAACCCATTACCATTCAATTGAATGAACATGACACCACCTTAATACTTGGTGTCAACAAAGATGTGGGTACTGAAGGGTACAGCAGAAATGGTGTTGGTAAGTCTACCATATTCCAAGCAATATCATGGGTACTGTTCAATGAAGGTATCAGTAACATCAGACAAGATGCATTTGTCAATGTCATCAACAAAAAGAAAATGGTTGTTGAAATTGAAATGGTTGTGGACGATATTGAATTCGTCATCAGACGTGGGCGTAAACCTGCTGTGTGTGAAGTATTGAAAGATGGTGAACCTTACACCATGCATTCTGCTGCGACAGTCGATGAAACTATTGAGAAATTGATTGGTATTAATTTTGATACATTCTGTAATACCATTATGTTAAACACCACCACAATTCCGTTCATGGGGATGAAACCATCACCACAACGTGACTTCATGGAAAAAATGGTGGGGTTAGATGTACTCTCAGAACGTGCCAACACACTCAAATCAAAAAACAAAGATGTGATTGTTGAAATCAAACTTGAAGAACAGAACAAAAGTCATATCATCAGTAACTTTGATAAGGTGACTGCACGTATTGAATCATTGGATGCTCAGTCTAAAAGCTGGAATCAAAGTCATATGGATGAAGTTAAGGATACTGAGACTGAGATTGAAGGGTTGTCACTCATTGATGTTGAGGCAACACAAAAGACTAATCAGATAATCCGTGACCAGATAGAAGCTATCACCAAAATCAAACTTTCAATAGATGACATAGATAAAACTAAGGATCAAGATATGGCTAAAGCTACATCTATCCATGTACAGTTATTGGAAAAGATTACTAATGATGGTGCTAAAATCTTTGCAGAATTTGAATCTGCCCATAAAGAAGAATCATCTAACCTAACCTTATCATATCAAAAAGAACGTAGTCAATTTGAATCTGATTCAAGTGATAAATCAATAGATCTGATTACCAAGAAAAGCAATCTTGAAAAAAGTCTGATTGAAAAGAAAGCACTCCTGAAAGAATCACTTGCTTACCTGACTGATAACGCCAAACAACTCAGAGTTATGGTTGACAGTGAAGAAAAATTACGTGGTGAACTTAAGAATCTTATGGATGGCATATGTCCTTACTGTAAACAAACGCATGTTGATAATGATAAGATTGATTTAATAAATAGTGAGCTACAACACATTGACGAAGATGCTATTGAAGTAGGCAAAAACAACGAGAGTGTTGGTGCTGGCGTTCACGATCTCAAAGCTGAAATTTCAACAGCAGAAGATGAACTTACCGAACTTACTAAATTGACAGACAACATTCATTCTGAATTGAATAAGTTATTGGTTGTCTCTCAACGGGAACAGGGCGATAAGCAACGGGAACTAGAAGGTAAGTTAGAAGATGAACTTCTCAAAATAACTGCTGATACCAACAAAGAAAAAGAAAGTCTTAATGAAGAATATGATGCTTCCGTTACCAGTATTGGAGTAGACGCAAACGAAAGCAAAATATCTTATGAAGTTGAAGTTGGCAATTTGTCAACCTCACTCCCCAAAGAAGTTTATACTGATGCTGAGTGTATTGAAATTATTTCCACACTGAAGAATCTTCGTAAACAATTGATAAAAGTCAATGAAGAAACTAACCCATATGTTGACCAGTTGATACGATCTAAAGCTGAGTTGGTTGAGTATGATGAATCTGTGCTTTTCAATTTGAAAGAAAAGGAATCACATTACAAATTATTGATTAAGATGTTGACTGATAACAAATCATTCATCAGAAAGAATTTGTTAGACCAATACATCCCTTATATCAATCAGAAGATTGCCGAGTACACAATGAAGTTGGAATTGCCTCATATTGTTACTATCAATAATGATCTGACAGTTGATATAGATTACATGCAGAACTCAGTGAGCTACGGTAATCTTTCTAATGGCGAACGAGGCCGGTTAGACTTCTCAGTGAGTATGGCATTCAGGGACTTAATGAGTGTGTCTGGGTTTAAGTTTAACTTCTTGGGTATTGATGAATTGCTTGATAACGGAATTGACGCAAGTGGTTTCCATGCAATCTTCAAATTACTTAAAGAACACAAAAATGAAAACGTATTCCTGATATCACACAGGGATGATCTTGTAACAGAAGTTGACAACATCATGAAGGTCGTAAAAGAAAATGGGTTCACTCATATCATTTAACTTTGCCAAACGTCTGTATGATAAGCACAGTCCCATTAAGTATGCTATTAGGAATGCGGAATGGCAACCTAATAATATTGATGATTATAAGTTCCATATGAAACGTGCCAGAAGATCATTCAAGTGGGGCAGCAGCATCATTGCGAATAAATTTCATCTTAGTATGTGGATATTGAATCTGTACAATGTGTTTTTTATATCTTTTGTATGGTTTTTTGATGGACGTAATACAATATCATCAATTGTTCAACTGATATTATGCGCGTTTTCCCTATATTTTTTTATAAAATATCGTAATTTTGATAAACAGAAACAACTTATGGATAAACTTTAACAAACTTTGAATTGTGATTCGAGTAATGTTTCATCAGGTGGTAAAAATTTAACGCTGCCAATGTTTCCATTGTAGTACTTACGTGTACCATCAGGTAACTTCTCACGCATCACATTCTCTGTTATCTGAAGAAAGATTTCTTTGTAGACAAGTGATCCCTTACTGACGTGTAAGGATATGATAATAAATCTGAATCGTTCCTTACCATGTTCTTCTATTTCTTCATTGATTCGTTTACTGCTTGATGTGTACTTCTTCCAATTGGTATTCCTGAAAACAATCTTACGATTTTTGCGTCCAGCAACCTTGACTCTGTTCCTTGATTTCAATTGTTTTTTTCCGATGTACTCTTGATTTGTAACAACATTAATAATCCTGTACACAAACCCATAAAAATCTTCTGGGTCAAATTCGTTTAACTCGGTTTCCCAATGTCCAATATCTAATTCCATACTCGTATTTATGCCATGATAAATACCAGTATCAAAAGTAAAAGAAGATAATTATGACAACTCATACACTCAACACTGCTAACTCGAAAGAGCGCAAAACATACAGACAAGAACGATCTAACCCATTACAGAAGGTTATCAGATTGATTAACCAGTATTGGAGTATTGACCAGATGTACGGCACACCAGAAGAAAAAACTTGGGCTAAACAACGTCTGGAAGATCAGATTAATGGTATCATACGCCATCTGGGTAAGGACGTTCATGGAACACTCAAGGCATCACTCAAATCTAAAGCAGTCTGGGAAACAACCAGAGAATATCTAGGCTAATACCGCTTGACTTAATTTTGTTTTCAATCTATAATTCCCCGTATTGAAATTGGGAATGTAGATTATGACACTTACAAGATACAAACGGTTGGTTAACAGACATTACCCAATGCCTCAAAAATTTACGGAAATGTATCAATTTCTTCAGACATTGGGGATGAATGATTCATCCATTCCAGATAGAAGTTGTGGCAAAGCAAGGTCAAATTATGCCAGAATTATTGCAATTGAATTCCTCAGATACAACAAAGAGTTAGTGGCGTTCCATTTATTATGACACTTGAAAAATATCAACGAGCAATCAAGAAATTATTGCCGAATTTTGAAAGAGGTAATGAACGATTTGATATTGTAAGGGCTGCTGGGTTTGTACCCCCACAACACAAGTATGTTACTGAGTATTCAGCTACTCACGAGTTTCATGTGGCATATCTGGAATTCATCAGATACAACGTTGCCAGAATTGAGTTTGAAATATTATGACAGATGAAAAATACATACGAGTACTTAACAGATTGATGCCTATAAAAAATGGTAATGACCGTTATAGGGCTGCGCGTAAAGCAGGATTTATACCTCCTACTAATACCAGAAATAAACCAGTTAATTATTTTCGGATAACATATCTGGAATTCATCAGAAATAACATTACTAAAATTGAGTTTTTTCTGCTATGATAGACTTCACTGACGATGATATTACTGTGTTAAATGATGTGGTTAACAGATTCATAATACACAAAAGACTGAGTAATCGTAATGATAAGTTTTCGTGTATGGGAAGACCAAACAAATTTCAGGAACTGGAACGTAAGGGTATCATACTTACAAGTCACAAAGGTGACAGAATTAAACAAAAGTATTACTGGTGGTATCTTACTGATGCTGGATTAGATATCGTTCAAGAAATGGTAGTAATGAGGGAGTTATAATGTTCATACATTTATTTTCAATCAGGGCAGAAATGTTCGAACCCCCATCAGTAGATTCATTGTATGTTATTGATGACAGTGATGTGTTGGTTATGATGGACACACAAACTTATGATGCTGCCAAAGAACTATCACATGTCCCTGAAGAAGTTGAACGTAAACGTTCACTTATCAACAACTACGTAAAATATACAGAATTAAGAATACGAATGGATCAGGCCATGTACCCTCGTATTCTCAGATTGGATGTCGATGAAGAATTATCATTTGATGATTTAGACAGAGTGATCCAGACGTATCCAGCAGACAGGCTAAAGGCCAAACTTAAATCGTGGGAATTTAAAGTATGAAGCGACAGACCGACAAATATGATGATGTACATTTTTCATCAGACAGATTCTTCTTTGCCGATAACAAATGGTATTACTACGTGAGAAGTTATGATGGTGATGTGCATCCCATTGGTGGATTCATCACTAAGGAAGCTGCAATGCATAGTTGTGATGAACGTTTCTTAAACAAAATTGATTACTACTTCCAGAAAGGTAAGAACAAATGAAGATAACACAGTGTGAAAGAATACATGCCGGTATCGGGCGTGATGATGGTGCTGGCATGACACAATTCGAATTCAAGAAGATCAGAATAGCTTTGGATCTTACCAGAGAAGGTATGGTATGTTTCCTTAAGAGTGACAAAACTGCTGTTCGTGTATACGAAACTTCCACTAACCCAACGTTAACAGTTGATAAGAAACATGCAAAACTTTTACGTAAGGTTGCATCAATGCCAATAGACAAACGTAAACAGTACGTTAAGAAGTCTGGGTGTCAGCTAATATCAGAATATCATTTCAAATGATTTCAGAACGCCAAAAAAGAATGACTGCAACTAAGTTGATGGATAAGATTGAATCTGAGTATCCATACATCATCAGTTGGATGAATACGAATGATTTAATGTTTTTTCATTATGCTGCTGATAATCCAAAAATGATTTTTCGTATAGTTGATAGATTGGTTGTGGTTGAATATAAAGGTACTAACAAAGTATTTGAATACATGGGTGTCAAACGCGGCAAGTACTCAATACTCTATCGTAGAATTTACAATTGGATTAATACCCATCAAGAACTTATTCAAATGAGGATGTTATGATACTTACACATTCAGATCGTATTGCATTGGAACTCATTGATTACGTGGATAACACTGTAACAATGACATCAGATGAATTGAAAAACATCAGAGAAAATCTGAGGCTGACCCAAGAGGGATTAGCAAAAGTATTAAACGTAGGTCGAGGTTGGATCACCAGATGTGAATCTGATAAAGGTGTGTTGTCGTATGCTCATGCTATGATTCTTCGTATGCTAAACGATTTACGTGAAGATCAAAGGGTAAAATGGATCAATGTGGCTAAACGTAAAACCAGAACCCCTAAAGAAGTTGGGTATGCAATAGAAGATGCCATATTTACTTGTGATAATAAGACGATTGCCTATTTTAAAAAAAATGGGTACAAGGTATGAGCCAGAGTAGATGGAATGCCAGAGTGGTGGTTAAGAGAATACAACAGGAATTCCCTGCGGTAGTTGCATATGCCATGCATACTATAAACAAAGGTCTTGATGCTGATGTTGGGGAAACCTTACACGTTTTGCCAAGTTGTAGTACAGTTGTATTACGGTGTATCGTTTACAAGTTGATGAACCAAAATAACATTGTTGATTCTTTCGATGCTATGAAAGTGGAATATGGTAACTGGTTATTACTTAACAAACGAATATACCAATGGGTTGCCCAAGAACCAAACATAAATGAGTTGATGGCATTCAAAATGTTATGACCCCTGAATACTTCACCCAACAAGTAATAGAAAATTTTCCTGAGATACATACATCTTATCTGAGTAAGTATAAGTTGTATAACAGATTTGGCGAGGGTCATCTGGTATTTGATATACATTTATTGTGTGTGGTAATAATAAATGATTTGGAGTACGATGATTATATATCTGTTCTGGGTATAGATGATCCTTTATATGAACCCATAAGTACTTCTTACAATGATAAATTTGGAATAGAACTTGACTTCTTCTACAAATACATACAAGATAATATAGATCTGATTCATTTCAGGTTGTTATAGATTGATAATAATTAAGATAATAATAAGATTACTAAATAAGATAACCAAGATTACTTAAGATTACTGCACAGTGGATTTGTGAGATTCTGATTGCTGCCACTACACGCGAATAAAAACAAGAAGATGATAAGAACAAAAGTCTAAATTAAAATCATAGACTTAAAACTTTGGATACTGTGAGGGGGCTAAAAACTATGGGACATTTCAGGATGAATGTCTAACACCCTACCCCGATCCAACTCTAGTAACAAGAGCGATCACAAACAAGCACAAGGATGTTTAAAACAGACGATGTGATTTACATAAGTTTAAGATTTATGTAAGTCTGGTGTTCTCTACCATTCAGATTTTTTGATAAAGTGAGGTCGGAGCGAATGGTTCACGATACGAACGCTTGCAATACTCACAGTTACTTAGATTTGATTGAACATTTTTTTTTGGTGCTTGCGCCAAAAATCTAACATAAGATTAATTTTACCTGTGTTAGTTCATATTATTGTTCAAATATTATTCAAATCTAATTATAATTTACGATTAAGTTTATCCTTATCGGAGTTATACGGGGTAGAATTACGTCTGTAATTTATTAAGGTCTTTAACATAATGTGTTGGGACTAAGTTATAGGCGTTATGAAATCATTACATTTAGGTGTCTTGGTTTCATAGTAGTACCTAATAATTATAATAAGGTTATACAATGTTTAAAGAAGATAAGTTAAAGTTAAAGAATAGTTATATAGAGTTTATGAATAATTTAGATGTAGTTAGAATGATCACAGTTACATTTAAGTATAAGTTTAGTGATAAGGTATGTTTGGATAAGTTAAATCATGCGTTATACAATTGTAATAGAATGTTATATCGTAATAGCTTCACCAAACATAAGATTAATTATATGAAAGGTGTTGTTGTATTAGAAAGACATAAATCAGGTGCGCCACATTTTCATATTTTGGTTGTAAACGATACTAACCTTAAAAGAACGGATGAAGTCATAAATGCTATTACTCATAAGGCTTTTGCTAAAGTTTGGCATACTGGGATTGGTGGTAAGAAGTACCGACCATTTAGTGATGAAGGTATAGACGTAAGGGCTGCGGAGACTGATTCAGGTAACTTGTCACGGTACTTAACAAAAGAAGGGTACGATTACGAGTATAACAATATTGGGTTGTTAGGTAAGGATAACGTTACGTTTGATTTCATATAAATACAACCATGTATACATACAAAGCGAAAGTTATAAGAATTTTAGATGGTGATACGTTTGAATGTGAAATTGATGTTGGTTTTCAAATGACTATCACAACCAAGCTAAGATTAGCTGATATAGACACACCTGAATCATACAGACCAACAAATGAAGCTGAACGTACTCATGGTAACGCCGCTAAAGCGTTTGTGACAGCATTGATGTTAGATACTTACATTATCATCAGAACATCTAAAACAGGTAAGTACGGACGTTACATTGCCTCTGTTGAACTAACAGACGGACAAGATTTGACTACACTTCTTAAAGAGAATGATTTTGAGAAACGTGATTCTTATTAACTGAAGAATCCCTTCACTGATTTTATAAATTTCTTGATTGAAGAATCGTTGCCAGAAGACTTCTTATAGTGATTCTGCCAAGATGATTTTTGACCAATAGCAGTACCCCAACTGTTCAATGGGAATGTTTCAACTACCCTAATCAATTGTATTTTGTACAATCTTACAATCTTTGTTGATACAGGGATTGCTTTCTTCAGGGTGTAATAATCTATGATCATCGGCTGGCCTTTCTTGATTCGTTTGATATTAGACTTAATCACAAAATCAATCATTGCCTTACGGACTTTCTTAGGAGCATAATCAAGATTATAGGAAAGAACAGCACCATACTTAGGATTGTAAAAGATAGTTAGTGCCAATGGATTGTTGTCATGTTCTGCACCACCATAAACGATACGGTTCAGACCCCCAATCATAATCTTCTTAACTTTCTTTTTACGATAGGAATCGGTTGCATATATGTTGGGGTCTATCGTACCCGCACCCACATCTTTTGTGTCGAATCCATCATATAATTGTTCCCAATCCTTTCTTTGTGCGCTGGTTACTGCCATATTGGTATTTATCATAAATACTTAAATGAAACTTGACCATTTAATTGAACATGAAATACAAGAAGCACTCACTAACATTCCAGTATCATGGAATGACAGTGACTTTATTACTGAAGCATCTGAAGATATCAAAATGTCACAGGGTGCTAAGATGCCAAAAAATGTACCATCTTGGAGTCTGAATGCTGGGATTACCTGTCCCGGCAGTAAGTGTCCAACAACAGGTGAACTAAAACCATCATGCATATCATGTTATGCAAAGAAGGGAAATTTCATAAGACCAAACGTAAAAGATCCTCGTACACACAATCAAAAAGATTGGAAACGTAGTGGATGGGTGGATGACATGGTTGAAGTGTTAGAAGAAGTCAGAAAGATGCGTTGGTTTGACAGTGGTGATGTTTATCATCCTAAGTTAGCTGAAAAGATATTAGAAGTAATGAAGAAAACTAAACATGTAACTCATTGGTTTCCCACTATGTCGCATGACATACCCAAACTGGCAGTTGTCATTGACAAGATGGACAAATTAAAGAATGTGAAGGTCAGACGTAGTTCTGGTCAGGTAGATGGCACATTTGTCAAAGGTGATGGCAGTACCGTTGTTGATATTAAGACTGCTAGACAATGGGTTAAATTTGGTGTACCGAAAGGTGTAGTGATATGTCCATCGTCATTAAGTGTAGATGGAGAAGTACCACAGAGTAAGACAAAAAATCAACCATCCATTAAAGCGGTTGGTAACTGTAAGAAATGTCGTACTTGTTGGAACGGCAAAGAATTAGTAGCTTACGTCAGACATTAAGGATAAGGATATGCCAGATAATAACGTACAATTTACAATGAACATCAATCTGAAAAAGATTATGTTGGTTATAGGTGCATTTACCGCAATCAGTGGTGGCATCTGGGGTATAGCTGAAGCAGCAATTACAATAGATTCAAGGTACATGCATGTTGCTGATTACAAAGCAATTGAGAAAAACAAAAGCATCACCAAACTTGAGAACAAGATATTTTCACTACAATTTAAAGTGAACAGTGGCAAAGCATCACCATTAGAACGTGCAATGCTTGACAGATACAAAGCACAATTAGTCGCAATAAGGAACAGTCACTAATGAAATTTGAACAAACAATAGTAACAGAAGCATCAGAACAATATGAAGTCCGTCCCATTAAGATTTCAGACAAAGCAGGATTACAAATGTTCTCTGATTTCTATAATGAAGCAGGTACATTGATGTGGAAATTAACACCAGCACGTCTGATCAAAAGATTGGGAAGCAGAGGACGGTTATGGGGATTGTTCATCAAAGGTTCTGATCAGATGGTTGGAAGTATTGGTCTTAAGGTGCTGAAAGATGAAGAAGGTTCGAGTCTTGCTGAAATGGGATATCTTATGCTTGCCAAAGAACACAGCAGCTTACCTAACGTCCTTAAATTATATAAAGCAGCATTGAAACGTGTTAAGACATTTGATGCAGTATTCATGACCACAGACGTTAAGAACAAGAAAATTAACAAGTTACTTGACAGAGATTCCAAGTCAACTTTGTTCCTGCATATCAAATCACCATTCACCAACAACAAATTATATGTATGGATGATTGGAAAGAGTGAAGAAGCAAAAGAAATTATCAGTTTATATTTTGATGAATACGTCATTAAGGAATTCTAATGATTCTCGTTCAACTGTTTGAGGCAATTGCCAAATTAGAAAAAGCAGAACATGGTATGGGTATGACCTCATATCAGAATGATGACATCTTGTTAGCAGGTGGCACACGTTCAGGTAATAGTGATGCAGACCATACCAGATTGAAATATATAGTATATGACATAAAGGGATTATCCAAAGAAGAATTTCAGGAAAAACAAAACGAACATGAACGTGGATTCATTGAAGTGTTTGTCAAAGACAGTAATGGTGAGATTGATGGTCTGGTAAACATCATGTTGAAACCTAAATTTCGTAAGGGTGGTTATGGAAAGATGATTATCAAATCATTGATGAAAACCGTCAAGGGTGATCTGAAGATATTTGATATTAAACCTTCTGCACTGTCCTTCTGGAAGAAGATGGGTGTCAGTGAATGGTATGGTGTCAGTGATTTTAGTGAAAGTTCTAAACATGATTCACCCACCAGTAAACAATTAACTTATTACGCAAAACGTCATTCACTATATGGCATCATTCCAAAATGAAACTAACTAACTTATTCGAAGCAATCATCGTCAAAGGATTAGACAGAGCAACTGGTGCATTCAAGACTACCGTACCCAAGTTGGTCAAGAGATCAAGTTCAGTTGAAATATTTGATCCAGAAGAATTCTATTCACCTGATACTGTATTCATTGAATTTGGCAGGAACACAATACCACCAGCAAACAACGTTGTGTTTGTTGGTAACAGATACTTTGATAAAGCACAACAATACAACAAACTCAAAAAGAAAGTGAATACCCTTAAGACGTACACTGATGCCATCAAAGTTGACATCAACAGAATGATTGCCAAACGTAAGACCGGAATGAGACAACAAGGGCAACTCATTAACAAACTTCCTGATAACCCAGAAGATTACATCTTTCAACATTTGGTTGACATCGAAGCTGAATTTAGGGTCATCGTCTATTATATGAATGGTCAGTACCATGTATCTGGTATCTATAAGAAATCAGGTGCGAATGTTTCTATCAGTCAGATATCCCAAAGTTCAGCAGTTGGATCAGCAGTTGCTGAGATTGCAATTAAGGCAACTGAAATTCTTGGGTATGGGTTGAGTGGTGTTGATGTGGCAGTAGTATCTGCTGGTCAAATTGACGATATGGTTATGGGTGAAAGTATCATGGGATTCACTGCCAGTAAAGCAACCAAACTCATTGGACGAATTAAGAACCATGATGAACTAATTAAAGATAACCATTTGATTGTACTTGAGGTCAACAGTTATCCATCAATGTCAAACAAAGCAATCAGTCATGACTTGATCAAATCTATCGAAAGTAATCGTAGATAAATAAGTTATAACAATAGGAATTATTAATGTCTACATATTTCGAAAGAACATGGCGTCCGGTATCTGGTGGTGTAAAAACTTCAGGTTCATACAGTCCTGCTGCGTCATCTGCCACAGGAAACAACTCTTGGTATAACAACTTAGTTGAGTTTGGTGGTCAATGGGATGAACGTATCAACAAATACCGTAACATGGACATGACAACCGATATCACACGCGCCCTTGACATCATTGCAGAAGATATTTCATCTGAGAATGCTGATGATGATTCGTTATTCGAACTTGGATTTGAAGATGATGTCAAAGAAACTCAATTGAAAACTATCAATAAGACGTTAGACATCTGGGAAAAGAAAACTCAACTTGATTACAAATTCTATAATTACGCCAGAGAAATGTTGAAGTATGGCATTGTGTTGTTTGAATCAAAAGCTGATGGGTCTTTAGCTAAACTTAAGACTGACAGAATCAAAGGGTACATGTTAGATAAGAAAGACGATGAAAAAGTTGAATTCTATTTATATGACAGAGAAGGTGCATACAAGACAGATAATGGCACTGAAATTTTCAAACCAAAAACTCAAACAAGAACAAATGCCGCAACAGAATTAGAAAAGATTCCTGCCAAGAAATTAATGATACTTAAAACATGTGATGCTCCTATGGGTGAATCAATACTTGAGAAAGTATATCGTGTATGGAAACAATTACAATTACTTGAAGATGCTGTTGTTATCTACAGGATTGTTCGTGCTCCTGAACGTAGAGTATTCTACATTGACATTGGTAAGATGCCAGCACACAAAGCCGAAACATACATTGAAAAAGTTAAGAACAAAATGCGTCAACGTCAGGTTGTTACTAATGGTCAGGTTGAATCTGATTACAATCCTGCATCAACACAAGAAGATTATTTCCTTGCTCAGTCTGGTGAAGGTCGTGGATCACGTGTTGAGACATTGCCGGGCGGTGATAATCTGGGACGAATAGAAGACATGCAATTCTTCAATAAGAAACTTGCATTGGCAATGCGTATACCACCATCATACCTTGATAGTTTTGCTGATAATGAATCAGGCGCACAAAACAATGATGGCAGATTAGGAACAGCATACATTGCTGAACTACGTTATGCAGGGTATGTCAAACGTCTACAGAAATTTATATCTAAAGAAATCTTTACAAACTTCCGTAAGTTCTCTAAGAAATTTGGAACAGAATTACCTGATGATTTAGAATTTAGTATTGCACCACCACAATCATTTGCTATCTATAAGCAAAACGAATTACACACCATTCTGTTGAATGCATATTCATCTGCTGAAGGTATGGAATCTATATCTAAACGTGAAGCAATGAAGAAATATTTACAGATGGAAGAAGATGAAATTGTTGAGAACGAAGGTTCTAAACTGATGGAAATGGGATTAAGTGAAAAAGATGTAAACGGTATGCCAGAAGAAATGCGAATGAATCTTTTATATGGTGATGGTGAAGCTGCACGTAATTGGATTGAAGTAGAATTAACCAAAACTGGTGATGTTGTTCCAACTGCGCTACAAGCTGGCGCGGCTGAAGAAGATGGTGCTGAAGAATCTGCACCTGCTGAAACTAGTAGTACAGGGAGTGTACCGGCTAATGAAAAATAACAAAAACTTTGAAGAACTGCTAACAGAAGAATATGAAAAGTTAGATGAATTATCTAAAGCAGCAGGTATAGCATTAGGTGTTGGTTTAGGTGTACTAACTGTTGCTACTGCTGGTGGTGCGATTGGTGCTGCTATGGGTGCTGCTACTGGTATTGGTACTGGTATTGGTGGGGTTGCTGGTGCTATTAGTGCAGTTGCAAGTCCTACTGGGGTTGCTGGTGCTGTAATTGGTGGGAAGGTTGGTGCAGGTAAGAGTGATCCAGCACAACTTAAAAAACTGGAAGCAACTAATAAGTCAGAAGAAGAAGTGCTTAAAAAAACACTGACCAAACTAAAAAACAAACTAACAAAGGCCAGTGACAATAACGCCAAATCTAAAATTAAAGATAAGATAAAGAAAGCAGAAGATTTTTACAAGAAAGAAAAAACCAAACGCGATAAGAAAATAGCTGAATTACAAAAGAAAGTTAAAAAATAATGTTCACCATTAAAGTAAATGTTCTCAGACAAGAACTTAATGAGGGTGCAACCAAAGAAATGAAATTCAAAGGTGCAGTCAACAGTTCATTATCATTCTATGTTATGTCAACAACAGGAGACATCATGCAAATCATCCCTTGGAGAAATCGTGGGGTGGGTGTGCTAAGAAAGATTATAAATAAGATTAAATCTGTTGATAACGCAGATAGCATCCTGATAGCAAATGATTATTGGGATTGGAGCATATTAGTTTTTAAAAAATAAAGGAGAAACGCAATGCCACCAAAGAAAGATGATAAGAAAAAAGACGATCTGTTAGGTGATTTAGATAATCTTGATGATATAACCCCTGCACCAGATGACGATCTACCCCCTGAACCAGATCCAGAACCAGAATTATCAATTGTTGATCAATTTGTAGCTGGTGATATGGATGCAGTTAAGCAATCCATTCAAGATCAAGTAATCAAAACAGTATCTGATGTGGTTAATGGTACGCCAGAAACACCTGCACCAGATGATGATGTAGTCCCACCAGAAGACTAATCCTTCTAATATTCCTGTAAGTCTTATAAATACAATGAAGACTTATAGGAATTTAACATGATCTTAATAGAAGAAAATTTTAACGGAATAATCTGTGAAGCAAACACTGAATCTAAGAAGATGTACCTCAGTGGTATCTTTATGGAATCAGAACAAAAAAACCGTAATGGCAGAGTGTACGCCAAACCTGAAATAGAAAAAGCAGTTAAACAAGTTAACGAAGCTGCTACTGCTGGGCGGCATATACTTGGTCAATTAGACCATCCTCAAGACTTAGTTGTAAGTCTGTCTGAAGTATCTCATAAAATCCTTGAAATGCAAATGAGTGGTAACAATGCCATTGGTAAAGCACAAATCATGGAAAGTACTCCCAAAGGTCAAATCGCAAAAGGTTTAGTCAAAGAAGGTGTACAACTTGGAGTATCAAGTCGTGGATCAGGTCAGGTTAATGAAGACACTGGAATCGTTGAAGGGTTTAACTTCATCACAGTAGACATCGTTGCCAATCCAAGCGCAATTAATGCATACCCACAAAGTATCACTGAAGCACTCGACATGTACAAACGCGGATACATCATTGAAGATTTATCTGATGCTGTACTACATGACAAATCTGCACAGAAGTTTTTCGAGAAAGAACTGATTAAGTTCATCGGAAAATCATTCAAATGAAACTCAGTCAGATAGAAGCAGGTAGCATAGACAAGAACATTAAGGCGATTGCTCAGTTAACTGATAACAATGACCATAATGGTTCAATACTTGCTGGTCTTAAGATGTTAGGTAATGACAGTCAGGTAAAAGATCTGATTAACAGAATGGAAGTTATCATAAGCAAGCACAACAAGTTAGGTCATATGCCACCGGAATTAATGGGTGGTCGTTCTGCCATCATGAAAAAGATGATGAATCTTGCCAAGAAACGTATGGGTGTCAAATTCAAAGCATTTCATGGTGCATTCTAAATGAAGTTACAACAACTTAACGAATATGAAGAACAACTTGATGAAGCATCCAGATCCAAAGTATTCAAAATAGTAGGTTCTATATTGGGGATTGGTGCAACCATAACATCTTACGCTGCATTAACTGCAATAGGTGGAGCAGGAGCATTACCTCTGGCAATCATATCAGGTGCGCTTTACGGAGTGTACATGGGTGGAGTAGCTACCATATTCGCAAAAGGTAAGCAGCGTACACTTTATGATTCAATATTGAAACTTGTTAAGAAGCGTGACCAGTTAATGTCAACAATCAAAAGTTCAAAAGAAGCATCCGAAAAACAAATCAAATCAATCAGCAAGTTGTCAGCAGACATCAAATCTAAATCAACTGAGTTAGAAAAGATTCTGGATTTCACATAAAAGCTGGTAAGGGTGAAAGTGGTGACTTGTTGTCATTTAAGTACAACATTGCTCCCAAAAACCTAAAGTAATATAAATAATAACATAACAAAATATATTTTGGAGAATTACAAATGAGCGCATTTAAAAAATTACTTGAAAGTGAATTACTAAACGATGACACAAAAGTGGCATTGGAAGAAGCAATCAACTCTTTCAAAGAAGAATCAATTACAGAAGCAAAGGGTCAACTTGAAGTTGAATATGCTAAGAAAATGTTAACTGAAAAGAAAGACATTTTAGCTAAAATGACTGACCTTATCAATGAAGCAGTAACTCAAGAAATTGCTGAACTGAAAGAAGATATTAACCACTACAAAACAATCGAACCTACTTATGCTAAGAAACTTGAAGAATTCAAAGTTCAATATGCTAAGACACTTTCTGAAAGTTTCGAAGGTTTAGTTGAGTCTCATGTCAAAGAAGAAATTTCTGAATTACATGATGACCTTTTAGAAGCAAAACAAAACAACTTTGGTATGAAGTTATATGAATCATTCAAATCTACTTTTGATAAGTTAGGTGTGTCTGAAGATATGAAATCTATCCAAGACAAACTTGAAGCATCAGTAGCAGCTTTAAGTGAAAGCGAATCTGCTGTTATCGAATTTAAACGTGAAAAAGTTCTTGAAGGTTTACTCGGTAATTTAGCTGGTAGTAAGAAAGATGTAATGCGAACTATCCTTGAAAGTGTAGATACTGACAATTTAGATCAACGTTACCAAGAAACAATTGATTCTGTACTTAAAGAATCAGTTAGCGAAGATAACGAAGTAGTTATCGAAGAATCAGTTGATGCTGAAAAAGCTGCTCAAAAAGCACGTTTAAAAACATTAATTGCATAATAAAATAACAATTTTAATAAATAAAATTATAAACAAGATAATTACTTAGGAGATTATTATAATGAGTACTACACAGAATTGGGAAGAAATGAAAGGCGTATTGCTTGAAGGTCTTAATGACAAGCAAACACAAGTAACTTCAGTTCTTCTTGAAAACCAAAAAAAATATTTAACTGAAACTGCTGCTGCTGGTGTTACTGGCACTGGTAATGTTGCACGTTTAGAAAAATTAGTAATGCCTCTTATCAGACGTGTTACTCCTGCGACTATCGCAATGGAATTGGTTGGAACTCAACCTATGACTCAACCTGTTGGACAAATCACATCATTACGTGTTCGTTATGCGAATACTATTGCTGGTGGTGGCCCGGTAGCTGATGATGAAGCATCTGGTGTAATTGTTTATGACAAGTATTCTGGAATTGCTGCTGGCGAAGCGTACACTGCATCTGATGCACGTACCGAAGCACAAATCACACTTGCCTTAGAATCTGACGGCGGTAACGAAATGAACTTAGAAATCATCAAGAAAGCGATTGAAGCTAAGACTCGTAAGTTACAAGCTAAATGGACTATCGAATCTGATCAAGATGCTAAAGCTATGCATGGTATCGACATCGAAAAAGAATTAGTTGCTGCTCTTTCTGACGAAATAATTCGTGAACTTGACCGTGAGTTAATCAACGAACTTACAGCATTAGCTGGTACTGTTAAGTCTTTTGACTTCTCATTAGCTGATGGTCGTTATGCATCTGAAAAATTCACTGCACTTTCTATCGGTATGTCTGACTTGTCAGCACAAATCGCTATCAAGTCAAAACGTGGTGGAGCAACTTGGATGGTAATTTCACAAAACATCCTTACTGCAATGCGTCATGCAAACAACGGTTCATTCGTGTCTGCAACTGCTTCAAGTGATTTATCACCTTCAAGCACTTTGTTCGCAGGAACGTTCAATGGTTCTATACGTGTATTCGTAGACATCTATGCTACAACTGATACAATCCTTATGGGTTATAAAGGTTCAAGTGAGATTGATACTGGTTTCGTATATTCACCTTACATTCCTTTAATGCAGTCTGGCGTTGTAACAGACCCAACTACTTTTGACCCACGTATGGGCTTAATGACTCGTTATGCGTTCACTAAGTTTGACGATTCATCAGTAGATTTAAACAACTCTGCTGACTACTATGGTCGTGCGGTTGTTAGTAACCTTTCTTTAGGTGGATTTTAATCCTTAACTAAAAAAAGTTACAAGGACGTAACATAAAAAAGGGATACTTCGGTATCCCTTTTTTGTTGCCTAAAATAAATGGGTGTGCTATATTGTCAATTGAAACTAACAAAGGACACTATATTAATGCCTACTTATGCATCTAAAATTATGTTTCAGGTTGATTTTGAATCAGGATTGACAATACATACGGACATACATAGTATTGTTCAGACTATGTTTAACTCGTTGCCGGGCGTTTACTCATGCTTCATGATGGGTGCTGGTTACGAGATTACGGTGAGTTATGGTACGTATACTTCATACCAGCATGATGAATACATGAGATTCGTTAATGACACCAGATTGAAGATTGAAGAACTCAACAGGAATTACACTGACAACAAAAACATGTATGAAGCATTGTGAGCGAAATGCCGACACTTTATAGTGAGGTTATACGTAAGGCACGTAAGACTCATAAATGTGTTGAGTGTTATTCACCTATAATCAAAGGTGAGAAGTATTACGATGTTAAGGGATTGTGGGATGGTAGCTTTTCCAGTTTTAAGTTCCATAAAGATTGTCATGACTTCCGCAGATTAATAGAGCCAGAATACAGTCGTACATGGGATGATTACATACCATATGGTATGTTAGCTGAAGCCATAGATTACGTATTTGAAGATACTACTTTTTTAAACACATGGAAAGATGAAGAAGGTGATTGGAAATTGTGTGCTGAAACTATATCTGAAATGAAAGCAAAATATGAGTTCAATATGTTATGATGTTATTCTTCGTATCTATCTACAGCTTCGTTGCCCTTGTCATAATGGTATTGTTGTTTGGGGTGTATCGCATGAATACCACAGATTCATATATTCTTGGGGTGATACTAAGTATTTTGGGTGGTATCTTTTGGTTGCCAGTTGCGTTGATTGTATTACTTATGAGTATAAAAGAATGAAATATTTTATGGTACTTGTATTACTGTTATTGTCCGGTTGTAATTGTAAAAATTTATCTGATGTGTTGTCATCAGGTTGTTACTTCGAACAAGAAGAACAAAATGAATGTGTAGACTGTGAAAGTCTTAATACACCAGTAAGGATTGAAAGTGACTGAATCAGAAAAGAAATACCTGAAGCAAATTGAAACACGCCTTACCATATATGAACAGGCGATAAATCGTATTGATGATCACTTTGAATACCGACATGAATCAGAAAAAGACAAAAATTTTGTACGAAGAACACTTGCCATGTTAACAAGTCAACTTAAGAGTGCATTTCACAAATGAGAATAATATCTAAGTATCATGATTACTATGATTCAGTGATGAAGTATGTCGGTGATGATCCTGATGTGTTCGTCAGAAATGTATCTGAGGTTGTCCTTCCGTTTAATGAAATATCGAATAGCATGATGGACAACATCAAAGGTATATTACGGTATTCTCCTAATCAAAGCAGACCATTCACAACAGAAGTCACCATAGTTGGATTTTGTGGGAAGGTATACCCTGCACTGAGAGTCACCTATGATAAACCCAAATGTATAACACTACAGGAAGATACATTCTACACTGTTGATCAGTATCGTAAATTCATCAACACCAAAATAACAGATAAGAAGTTTAAAGAGTATTATTTCACAGACCACAGTAGTAAGTATTCGTGGCGTAGATGGGATGACAGTGACAAGTACATTTCAAGTTACTTGGATGAATGGCATGGGACAGATAAATTTGCTGAGTTGTTTATCAAACTTAAGTCACCTATGTTCACTCTGACGTTTACATCATATGCAAGTGGTAAAAATGGTTTTAAGTTTGAAGTGAATCCACCATTAGGTGTTCTTAAATTTCATAAGGTGATTGATACTTACACTGCCTATCAAGAACTTGAAATGTATTACTTTGGGGTACTTGGTTGTACCGAAAAGGAAATTATCAATATCAGTGACAAAGATATGATTAACCAAAAGGGATTTGATAAAATGAGTTTCAAAAAATTTCCAACAAAGAGAAACGGAAAGAGGATAAAATAATGGAGTATGTTTTAATTATTTTGGTGATAATGTTTGCGTACCCATTCGTTTTATTACTGATTGACCGATGGAAGGGGACTACCTACGCATGTAAGCAGTTTGGGTGGCATAACGGTAATGGTGGGTCTAAGAGTTTTGATGGGTGCAGCATCCATGCTACCTGCTCTAAATGCGGGAAAGAAGTTATGCTGGACTCACAAGGAAATTGGTTTTAGAAAAAGATTGACACTAAATAGAAGAAAGAGTATAAATACCTACATGAAAACATTTACATCACTACAGCTTAGTTGGTCGCAATCTTATCCGTTATTATCGGAGAGGACTACTTGCCTGTGAGCTAATGTAAATTAACATTAAGAATTTTATCAGGGTGAGTAGACGAAAGTTTACTCACCCTTTTTTTATGGGAGTAGAAAAGTTATATAGGAGTGTGGCGAAATGGGAACGCATCGGTTTTTGAAACCGACATGAGAGGGATCAATACCTTCCACTCCTGCCAAGTTTTAACAGGGATTAGCTTAGTCTGGTAAAGTCCTCGCCTTGGACGCGAGTTTCACACGTTCGAATCGTGTATCCCTGACCAGTTAGTGCATTGTTGTTCGTGGGAACTATGAGCCTCCAAGACTCAAAAGATGGGTTCGACTCCTATACTTTGTGCCAGTTTAGTGTGTGACTCACTCAGTCACTGGATCACCACCTCCAATTGTAAGGTGTGGTAGTACTGAAAAAGTACCGCTAACTTTTAGTTAGCGTTTAAAGAAGATACCGTCAAGGTGGCAAAGCAGGTTTGAACCCTGTGGCAACGGAAACGTTGGGGTTTCGATTACTCTATCTTCTGCCAAATTTAATAGAGGAAAGTGTTATGACAAAAATGAAACGTGATAAAAGATTTGCCAGAAAGAAAGCACTCAAATGGGTGTCTGATGTTAAACGTGATTCTATGAAAGCATGTCGTAGAAGCTGGGGGATAGGAATCCCAAAATAAATTATAGAAAGTAAAGCATGATGGTGATTGCTGCGACCTGCTAAGTCGTTAGATCCGAAAGGGTTGTGGTTCGATACCACTGCTTTCTGCCAAACAAGGTTGTGAGTTCGATATTGGTTAAGCGGAGACAGATTGTAATCCTGTACAGGTGCTGGACACTGTGATGGTTCGATTCCATCCACAACCACCAAATGCGATTGTGGCGAAATTGGTATATGCAGCAGACTTAAAATCTGCCGATTGTAATGATCATGGGAGTTCGATCCTCCCCTTTCGCACCAAATTATGCTCAGGTGGTTAATGTAAATTGGCACAGCTACTGGTTTTAGAAACCAGACCCTTGTGGGTTCGACTCCCACCCTGAGTACCAATTTTAAATTAATTGTAAATAAAACTTTACAATCAGTTTTCGATCTGTATAATGCGGGTTCTTGGTATGGCAATGACAGCAGGTGGCAACATCTGTAAAGGTAGTCTCACAAGCTATCGCTATCTTCGGATAGTCAATCCATAAAAGCTGAAACCTGCATCTGAAAGGATGTGCTTCATTGATACGGAGCTAAAGGCTGACGTAATAGTAGTGGAACGAATTGTATGTTTAAGTGCTTCATTTAACTTCGGTTGTGAAGGAACACGAATATACAGAGATTGGGGTAGTACCCAACTCACTACATACTAATATTACATAGCAATACGGTTAATCAGTAGTGCATAAGTGCGAGTCTATAGTGGATAAGCGCGGTGCATAGTATCATAGTGGTAAAACACTTGAAGTACGGTTTATTAGTCTGACTAAGACGAACGACAGGTTATGTTTGGTATTTTGTGCTCCAAAAGAGTATGAAGCTATTGGACAACCACATAATCGTGAACTTAAAATAGTAGCTCAGTTGGTAGAGCAAAAGACTCTTAATCTTTGTGTCATCGGTTCGAGTCCGATCAAAAGCAAAAGTGTTGTCCTGCTTTAAACGAAAGTGATTTAAACCTTCACTTACTTGTAAGAATGAAGGGTGCTATGATCCCGCAAAGAGATTAGCATTTTAGTGAAAGCGCACGAGAAGGTAGGCATACCCAATCGGTAGTCCGAAGCTAGAGTAGTTTAGAGTGTAAATGGAAACGCCACCATCAAAAAGGCAATCACGGTATATTACAAACGGCGCACTATATGTGGTCGTTTGTGGATAAGTCGGCAACATATATGTAGCCCATGTATGGTAATCCGATGAAAGGTATACTATAAAAGGCGTAATCTCAACCTTCTTTCTTTTCAATCTAAAATAATCCTTGACTTCCCCATATTTTCAATCTATAATTCCCTACATCAACTCAGGGAAACAAAAAAATGAAATATAACGCAAAGCAACTTCCAAACGGTAACTGGGCAGTATTCACAGGTAAGAAATACTGGCCTAATACAGAAACAACAGATAGAGAAGAAGCTAACAAATCAGCCAACTATAAAAGTGCTATGTTTCATATGAAGGAAGCACGTAAAATATTAGACAAGGGTGTGGAGTTATATCAAGCATATAATATTGGTCATGAAGCGGTAGATATGGTTGACGCAGTGACCAATGTAGCCCGTAAAAAAGATCCTGAGTTTGATGAAATGGATTCACGCGGTTGGACTTGTTAATAGAAACTTAGGGGAAGATTATGAATGGTATTGGCCTTAACACTGTAACTAATGACTTCATTGGACTGAATGTTAAACCTGATGAATGGGAGTACGCTTCTACATTAGTAAAATCTGATGGATTCTCTGATTCCTCATTTGCTGGTTGTCAGTATCGTCTTCCTTCTAATTGTGCAATGGATTATGAAATTGCAGTCAACATCAAAATAACAGGTCGTAAGAGTCATGACCTTTATCATGGTCGCTACAGAACCAGAGTCCAAATCGAATTCGTTGGTGACGATTCACCGTCTGTGTTTTCAGGTGGGTGGATGTATACTAACGGATATCTTATTGAACCAATCGAAGTTACGTGGAGTAAATTATGAATTTCTCAAAACTTAAAAAATGGTTGGAAGATAATTATCCAGAAGTTTTGGAACAAGCTAAAACTGTGATGGAAGAAAGACCTTCATGGGATTTAGCTGATGCTACTGATTTGGTTGATTCTCATGTTTATAATGAGTATTGTGAGAGTGATGATTGACAAAACTTACCTTGGGAGGGTAATATGTTAGAACGAAAACCGTTTTTAAAATGTATTCAAAAGATATGGAATAAGCCTGATGATTATGTCATCAGTTATCTCAGAGCATCAAACAGAGTAAGGTTTGATTCCGATGTTGAATTTTTAATTACATTAAGGACAATACGATGGAAGGGTTGCCAATAAATTTACCGAAGGTTGCACAATCAACAAAAGATAAACGGATCTGTTCGTACAAACTGTATGACGGCGAAGAACGTAGGAATGATGATCCATCAGATAAACATTATTACAAAGCTGAAAGACGATTCAGAGGTGAACGCAGAATCAAACGAAGACGAAGCTAACATTTACGGGTCTGTAGCTCAGATGGTCAGAGCAGTGAACTCATAATTCATTGGTCGATGGTTCAAGTCCATCCAGACCCACCATTTTAGGAACAAGTATGAAATTTGAAGTTTTGGTAAAAGATTTAACCAAGCGTGAAAATGAAATATGTGATATCATATGTGAAGGTAAGGGAAATATAGCAATAGGAAAACAATTAGGTATCGCCACTGGAACAGTACAGAAACATGTACATCGTATTTTGAAAAAGTTAAATGTAGATTCAAGACTACAGGTAGCAGTTTTAATAACCAGAAGGAGAATGCAATGCAAAAACACAGGTTTACACACCATGCTCTTGTAAGGTTCAAAGAACGGTTTAAGAGTCGGGTAGAAAATGGGGATGTGGCAGCATCATTCTCACGAGTGTTTTATAGATCGAAAGATTGTAATTCAATTTATAACAACACCAGATTCATGACTCATTGTTACGAGACATATGGGTATGACACCAAACCTGTTTTTAAAGTATTCGAAAACATGTTGTTCATATGTAAAAAAGAAGTTGTTACAACCGTTATCAATGTTGACCATAGTGGATTCTTCAGTAATATGGTCATTGGTAAATATCATAAACGTTTCAGAAATTAGGAGAGTAGCATGTCAGAAGATAAAATTATTGGTATCAAAGGTCGATTGATTGATGCAATCGCAGATTTTTTCATGAGTAATACTGCATGGAACATTTACAAAACGTTTTCAGAAGGTGGTGAACTCGATGATGATTTCTGGGATGAAAACTTATCTAGTTCTATAATGCTGCACAATCGTGAAGGTGTTGACAAAGACATCTTGATTGGTCAGATCAGACAAGCAACAGATGAAGGACATCTGATGAACTCCAATGTACTTAAAGAAGATGAAGACCAATGGGAACAACTCAAATCAATGGATCTGATTGCATTTGATATTACTGAGAAAGGTCTTAAGTATATCAAACCATTCATCAAAGATAAGTTGGTTGAGCATTTTGACGGTATCATTACTAAGGTGAAAGAAATCAAGTGAAACTTGAAGTTACCTGATATGCCTAATCATACTATAGTTCATAATTTTATAAGTGAAACTGAAAGGGATAATCTTTTAGAGTGGGCGCATTTACAGCGTCCACTTCTAAACCCAAACACAAATGGTGAGCACAGATTCTTTTCAAGAGTTGAAAAGTTAAAAGAAAATGAACTTATCAATGAACTACAAACAAGATTATGTACGTTGATAGGTGTTGATTATATTGAAGAACCAGTGTTAAAAACTTATTTGAGTTTTATAGAAGCTGGTGGATTTGTTCACAAGCATGTTGATACATATAACCTACAGGAAGGGTATGGTCACATAAGATGCAATATTATGTTGAATAAGCCTGATGATGGTGGAAACCCTATCATAGAGGAAGAAACGATAATGGTAGGTAATGGGGATGCATGGTACTTCCGTCCAGATCTATATGAACATTACACTGATGTTGTTGGGGGCGAATCTCCCAGAATAATTATATCTATTGGGGTTTTAATAAAATTATGAAACTTAAAGCTAAACATTTTGCATGGATCTACCTTCTTAAAACAGGTGGTGTGGGTAAATGGTCTTTTTATAGTGGTTATAACTTCGACAAGAATATAACTCAGAAAGCATATCATGACATTTTAACTCATGGTATCAATTGGAAGAAAACCGAAGCACCCACAGATTCATTCGAAGATACATTCGAAGGAACGTTTTGTGATGCTACTAGCACTGGGGTAATGGATGGTGTATTACGTATTAACAACGGTGAACAATACAAATTTGCGTGTACGTTTGCACCTGATGATATTTTTGAAATTATGGAATCAATACATGGTATTGAAACCATTGAAGCATTTGTTGCAAAAGAATTACTGAAGGAGTTATAAAATGTTTGTGAGTCAGTCATCATATGATCAGGAAGTCAGGAAGCGCGTTCTGGCTGAAATGGAGTTTGAAAGGGCAGTGAAAAGGTACAACAGATTGATAGATCGTATTAATCGTTTGGGTGGTGAAGATTTCTTAAATAATGCAACACTGGATCACCCCAACCAGTTCGACAGATCTGATCTGAATACGTTAATCCACCTGTGCCATCCTGATAAACATAACGGCAAACCATCAGCGAATAATATGACTATGAAGTTGATCGTGTTACGAAAGGAATTATAAAATGATAAAGTTTCCAAGTATCGAACAGTTCAGAAGCACATGCAAACATGTTAATGACAGAGCAAAGTACCATAACGAGTTGCCCCCCACGTTAGCTTTCAGAGGTACTGTGAAACTTCATGGTACTAATGCGGCTGTTGTATTACATGGTGATGGTTCTTATCAGGTACAATCACGCAATAATATTGTTGATAAAGGTCATTATGGATTTGTTGAATTTATCAAAGACCATATATTATCAATCCAAATTAGTGTCAGTGTGCCTGTTGATACTATGTCACCTATAACAATATACGGTGAGTGGTGTGGTGAAGGTATACAAAAAGGTGTGGCACTCTCACAACTCTCTAAGATGTTTGTGGTGTTCGCCATATCTTATGGTGAAGGTGAAATTGTAGTACGACAAGACCATACTAAACTGGATGAAGTAATTGATTTCAATTACCTAAAGCATCTTGGTATATATGACATCAATTCATTTGAAACGTATGAAATGGAAATTGATTTCAGTAATCCTGCATTACATACTAATGATTTGGTTACTATAACTAATGAAGTTGAAGCAGAATGTCCAGTAGGCAAACACTTCAACAAAAATGGTATTGGCGAAGGTGTTGTGTGGAAATGTACTACTGAAGGATATGAATCATCTGACTTCTGGTTTAAAGTGAAAGGTGAAAAACATTCTGTTAGCAAAGTGAAAAAGTTAGTGGAAGTTGATGTGGTCAAACTCAAATCTGTTGCAGAGTTTATCGACAGAGTAGTAACTGACAATCGTTTATGTCAGGGTATTGATTACCTTGTTGAAATGGACATGAACATTACCCAAGAAGAAACAGGTACTTTTTTGTCTTGGGTGTTCGCTGATGTGATGAAAGAAGAATCTGATGTGTTAGAAGCATCTGGTTTAACCAAAAAAGATATCAGTCGGGATCTTGGTAAAAAAGCACGAGTATGGTACTTTAAACATATTGATAGTATTGTGGGACTGTAATGACTGAAGGGCAAAAAGCGTTTTGGATTTTGATGATATTCTCATTGATAATGTGGGTACTCATTATGGGTGTAGTTAAATTAAAGCAGTTGTATGATGCTGGTGTGTGTAAGGTGTTTTCGTCAGACAAACGCAGACGTGATATGTTTAATTTCATTTATGAAAGTGCCTATGAACATCCTATTGAATGGAAATTAGATGTAGCTAATTACAACGAAACAACAATGTTTTCTGATATGGTGCGTGGTAATATACGTGTAACATTCATACACAATAAGTTAATGGATAAAAGTTATAGGGATGACAATGTAGCAAGAGAACATTCAATATTCATCAACATGACATTGGAAGAACGCATACGGATGAAACGTGCCTATAAATTTTTAAAGAAATGGAATAAGAACAAGAAAGAGAATGAATCAATTGATAAGTTCTATATAGAATCAACAAGGTTCAATGATCTTTAATAAATAAACTACATGCAGGTAAGCTACATCGGAGTAGACTCTGGCCTTCCAAGTCAGATGGGGGATTTCGACCATCCCTACCTGCTCCAAACACAATGGGTGCTGGTAGTTCAGTGGATAGAATATCGAGATATCGAAGACGCAGGTTCGAATCCTGTCTTACACCCGCCTTTTAAAAGAGAAACG